CAAACTTGCAGATCTTAAAAAGTCTATGGGTGACAAGTGGAAAAGAACCGCTGAAGTTACTTGTATGAGGCGAACTGTTTCTTAAAACAGTTTTCTAACTATAGAAGAGGGGTGAAATTCCCCTCTTCGCTTTTCAATGTTTTTTCTCAAATTCATTGACAATTCAACATAAGTACTGTAATATATAAATATGAAATGTAAGATAACTCTGAAAGATGAAGTGAATTGCAAAGTAGAAGGCTTAGATATAGACACACGTAGAAAGTGTGAAAAAGAATTAAAGTTTTTTCTTCCTTATGCATATCACGTACCAGCTTTTAAGCTAGGTAGATGGGATGGATGTACGTCTTATTTCACTATAGGTGGAATTACGTATACTAACCTATTAGATAAAGTATTGCCTATTATTATGGGACAGGGTTATGAAATAGATCTAAATGACTTACGTTTTAAATATGACTTTCAATTTGATCCTGTAGATGAAAACACATTTGAAAACAAAGTGTGGCCAGAAGGTCATGTTGTTGCAGGCGAGCCTGTAATTTTAAGAGACTATCAAGTAGAAATTATTAACAAGTATCTAGCAACACCACATTGTCTACAGGAGATAGCTACAGGTGCCGGTAAGACGTTAATAACCGCGGCATTAAGCAACAAAGTAGAAAAGTATGGAAGGAGCATTGTTATTGTACCTAATAAAGATTTAGTTACACAAACATATGCTGATTATGCAAATTTAGGATTAGATGTTGGCGTTTATTATGGCGACAAAAAAGAATTAGGACACACCCATACTATTTGTACTTGGCAGAGTTTAAACAGTATAAGAAAAAGATTTAAAGAAGGAGAATCAGATTTAAGTTTAGTAGATTTTGCAGAAGATGTAGTATGTGTAATAGTTGACGAAGTACATCAAGCAAAAGCAGAAGTATTAAAAGAATTACTAACAAAAGATTTTTCAAACATTCCACTAAGATGGGGTTTAACAGGCACTATACCAAAAGCTGATCATGAGAAGGTTAGTTTACAGGCTTGTTTAGGAGAAGTTACACACAAACTGGCGGCAAGTGAACTACAAGAAAAAGAAGTTCTAAGTCAATGTCATGTTAATGTAGTGCAATTAAAAGAAGTATCAGAATACAACAATTATCAAAGCGAACTAACTTACCTAACTACTAATGCTTCACGTATGAAGTATATAAGTGGTTTAATTAAAAAAGTATCTGCTTCTGGTAATACTCTTGTATTAGTAGATAGAATCAAAGCAGGTCAGCTAATATGCGATAATATAGCTGAAGCTAACTTTGTTAGTGGTGAGATGAAAACTACTACACGTAAAGATCATTATGACGACATTAATGAGGGAACTAATCAAATTGTTGTAGCAACATATGGTGTTGCGGCAGTAGGTATTAATATTCCACGTATATTTAATCTTGTTTTAATAGAACCAGGAAAGAGCTTTGTTAGAGTAATACAAAGTATTGGACGTGGTATTAGAAAAGCAGAAGACAAAGATAATGTGCAGATATGGGATATTACAAGTTCAGCTAAATTTAGTAAAAGACATCTTACAGAACGTAAGAAATTTTACAAAGAAGCAAATTATCCATTTACTATTGAAAAAGTAAATTGGCTTTAAGGAATAAAAATGAAAATATTAACAGTAGACAACAATACGTATGAACTTGACGACATACCAGATACAATAGAAGATTTAAGATACAGTATTTTAGATTATAGTAATCCTAGTCATATAGATTATTATTTTATACCACTTGTATTCTTAGAAAGTTTTTATGCACCAGCGGCAGTACTTAAAATTGGTGAATACCAAATTACTATGCCATTAGACTGGAGTGTAGTAATATGCGATCCAAGTGTTGGAGATCCAGAAGTAGTAAGTTTAATGAGCTTAAACGATAGAGGATTTAGTGTATTTGCATTTAATCCTATTACAGGATATACACCCAAGTTTATGGATATTCAAATTACCAATATTTATACTGACGTAAAATGGTATGCACCTAAATTAAAATTTGGACATTTACTAAATGTTCCATTAAGTGATAAACCAAATGCACCATGTGTATTATTTGTTAAAGAAGCAAATAAACTACCGGAGGTACTTGACATAAGTGAACTTTGGTAGTATTATGAAGAAACAACAAGAAGATCCATTTAAACCAAAAGATACTTGTAGCATATGTGATAGTAAGTACAATGAAGATGCAGGTGGAATACAAGGACACTTTGGTATATTACCAGTTACATTTTGTGAATGGTGTTACAGTAGCATATACGATATGATAGCACAAGACATAAAGGCAAATGATGAGTAAGCTAGATATTAAGAGTGAAATGAGAGCAATTGATACCAAAGATAGAAAATGGTACAATAGTCTTACAGATGAAGAAAAAGGTAAATTAAGTCTTTGGCCGTTAATGAGATATACAAGTAGTGCAGGTGATAAAAACTTTACAGAGCATTACTTAGAATGGACTAATGAAGTAGTCAATGTTCATTTTAATAAATTACGACAACATCCTGAATTACAGTTTAAACTATTACAATTAGTAGGACTTGGCAAACCTACATTTCATCCTTGGATAGCACCGGGTAAACGAGGTAAGAAAAATAAGATACAAGAGTGGGTAGTTAAAAACTACAGTCAATTAAATGATGACGAAGTTGATATTTTTATAAGCAATAAAACTAAAGAAGACTTTATTGAGTTATTTGAGGAATACGGAATGACTAAAAAAGAAATAAAAGAGTTATTAAAATGAAATACAATATAATGGATATTGGTGGAGAAGTTATTAAAGATAACGAAACTTACATATTAAAAGATAACAAGTTATTAAACAACCTAGTATTAAGCAGTACAGAATTACACCCATATAAGTCAACACGTGGGCATAACCATAGTGGACAAGAAGAAGTATATTACTTTGTTAAAGGAGCTGGTACTATGTGGCTAGATGATAAAGAGATGTTTGTACAAGCTGGTGATGTTGTGTTAATTGAAGATGGAGTGCATCATAGAGTCAAATGTGGACCACAAGGTTTATATTTTGTTTGTGTATTTGATGGCAAAAGGAATCATTAATGTTTAAGTGTAACTATTGTGGAAAATCATTTGCAAAAGAAAGCACACTATCAGTACATATGTGTGAACAAAAACGTAGGTTCATGCAAAAAGATGAAAAGCACGTACAATTAGGATTTAGGTCTTATCAATTATTTTATAGAATAGGTACTAATTCTAAAAATGAAAAGACATATGATGAATTTGCAACAAGTCCATATTATACTGCATTTGTAAAATTTGGTTATTATTGTAGAGATATTGGAATAGATGATGTTCCAGCATTTACAGAATGGCTAGTTAGGAATTCAGTAAGGCTAGATCATTGGAATAGAGATTCACAATTTAAGAAGTGGATGAAAGAACGTTTAAAAACAGAAAGTGTAGATAGAGGTGTAGAACGTACTATATTATTTTTACAAGAATGGGCAAAAGAAAACGATACAACCTATAACAAATATTTTACAAAAATATCTACAAATTTAGCCGTATTTCATATTTGTAGTGGAAAGATATCTCCTTGGGTATTGTTTCATAGTAGCGAAGCACAAGTTATGATTGATAATTTTAGTACAGAACAATTAAAAATGGTTAATGAATTTTTAGAAATAGACTATTGGCAAAGAGCCATGAGTGTAAACCCACAAGATAGTAGATGGGTTACGGAGATATTGCAAAAAGCAGAATTATGATAATACCAATACTTTGTATATTGTGTTGTTTTATAATTCCTGTATACTTGTTATACAAAATGAATAAAGAGGATCCAAATGATAGTTAATACAGATATTGATATTGATGTAGCAGATAGAAACAGACTTTTAAAATTAATTAAAGGTACTACTGCTATGATATTAAAAGAAAACAAACAAACAAAACATAATACAGGCGTATACTTTCATGATATGCCTAGTAATCCATTTACAGGACTATCTAGTGTAGACTACAAAGAAGCAGAAGATATGGGTTACTTTAAAATTGATGTACTTAATGTTGGCTTGTATAAAGATATAAAATCAAAAGAACATCTTAATCAACTGTTAGCAATGGAGCCAATGTGGGAGTTGTTAGAGCATAAAGAGGTAGTAGAAAAATGCTTTCATATACATAAACATTTTGATATAGTTAACACTTTAAAACCTAAAAGTGTTGAACAATTAGCGGCAGTACTAGCAGTAATAAGACCTGCTAAACGTCATTTGTTAAAACAAAATTGGAATAATATAAATGAAAATGTTTGGAAAAAGCCATCAGGCGATGAATACTTTTTTAAAAAAGCTCATGCTCATGCATATGCATTAGCTATTGTCTTACAATTAAATATGATGGCTACGGGCCTTTCTTTACAAGATTAATACTTCTACGTTTTATACGTTTAGTAATACTATTACTTAATCTAACTTCGGGCCCAGCAATTACTTCCATTTGTTTAACATTAAAACTTTGTACACAATGGGCAAAGTTCCATCTATTAAGTAATGCAATGTTTATTGGAAGTTTTCTATTAGTTTCCCACCACCATTCTTCACCTAATTCTAAAAATTTCATTTTTTCATACTCTTCGCTAAGACGATCGTAGATGTACATACTAGCCACGTGACTATCTATATTCTGCATTATACCCAGGTATTCGTTGTTGGCATACTCAATGACGGTTAAGAATGGATATTGCTCTAAGAGTTTCTGATGTTTGGTTTGCATTCTATAGGTATTTAGCCTTTTGAAATCTCCACTTTGGATAAATACTACATAGGAGCAATATATGTCAAATTACGGAACTACATACCAAGTTAATCAAGAAGGCGATCTTTATACATTAGAAGATCACGGAACACCAGCAGGACAAGCAAAATACGCAGGTGCAAAAGGTACCGCAGTTAATAGTCCTATGAATTATAGATTCTTAAAACTGTTTCGTGGATTTGATAATGAGTTTTTCTTTTTTATTAAAAATCAAGATAGAAAACCAGTAATGTTACAAGGTACAACAGTATATTGTTCTTTTATTGATAGAGACGATAGGTCAACTACAATAAGTAAGAAAGCAATTATCACAGATTATATACAAGGTGGTATTAAAGTAATAATAACAGTAGGTGAAAGTGGAAGATTTTCACAAGGACATTATGATTTAGTGTTTAGTTATACTACGGATACAGGACTAACAGTTCCATTATTTTGTGATTTAAATATGAGACCTAACTTTACTGTAGATGTAAGTGAAGAAGGTGACGCATTACCACTTACTACACAAGCAGATGAGAACTTTCAACAACAAACAGTAAACAATCAAACATTCTATTACAGTAGTTCATTAAAAGCAACAGGTTATTATGATAAACCAAATGGATTAGTAACAATAGGAGTATATGGTACAGGTTATACTGGTAATTTTTATATGCAAGGTACTTTAAGTGATAACCCTACAGAACCAGATTGGTTTGATATCACACTTGGTACAAATACTCAAACATATTTTCCATATTTAAACCATACAGGTATAGATCCTTGGACTTTTCGAACAAACGTTAAATATCTAAGAGCAAAATTTACTCAATCAGCAGGAACACTTGACAAAGTCGTAATTAGAGTGTAATATACACTTATGACTTTAATGAATGACTACGTTCGAACTCTGATACCTACTAACTGGCGAAGTAACCCCAATGGGTGGGTTTCTGGTAATTGTCCTATGTGTGTAAGAAACGGTGAAAGCAGGCCAGATACAAAAGGCAGAGGTGGTTTTTATTTTGAAGAAGATCATTTTCAATATAATTGTTTTAATTGCAATTATAAAACAGGGTATACACAACATAATAGAATAACAAACAAATTAAAAAAATTATTAACTATATTAGGTGCAGATGAAAACGATATACATCGTATTCAACTAGAGTTATTACGTGAGCAAGATGTTGCTACGTTATTAATTAAAAAAGAAAAACCAAAGCAATTAAATATTGGTTGGGATAAAAAAGATTTACCAGAGGGTGCAAAGCCGTTTATGGAATTTAAAGATCCTGATCAAAATTGGATTGATGCAGTATCATATTTAACTAGTAGAGGATTTGATGTAACTGACTCTAGACTTATGTATAGCCCTAGTAAACAATTTGGTAGAATGAACAGAAGATTTATTATACCATTTACGTATAAGAATGATATAGTAGGCTATACTGCTAGATGGATAGGAACTCCACCTAAGGAAGTAGCAAAATATTATAATCAACAACCTAAAGCAGATTTTGTATATGGGCTTGATAGGCAAACAAGAAATAGAGAAATGGTTATAGTTACAGAAGGTCAACTTGATGCTATAGTAACAGATGGTTGTGCTACAGGTAGAAATAATATAAACGAAGAACAGGCTGAGATATTAAAAAGCCTTGATAAAGAAATTATAGTATTACCAGATTTAGATGAACCTGGTAAAATGATGTGTAAGTCTGCTATAAAACATGGTTTCAGTGTATCCTTTCCAGAATGGAAAGATTGTAAAGATGCAAGTGATGCCTTGACAAAATACGGAAGATTGTATACAATAAGAAGTATTATAAATAGTAGGCACAAAAATCCAACAAAAATTGAACTATTAATGAGGAAGGTTTGCAAATGAACGAAGGTAAAGAATATTCAGTAGATCTACAAAGATTGTTTGTAGAATTCTTGTCACAAGATCAAGATTTATTTGTTAGAGTAAATGCAATATTAAATCCTGAATTCTTTGACAGAGAGCTACGTAAAACCGTCGAATTTGTACAAAGTCATGCAACAGAATATCAAGCATTGCCTACACTAGATCAAATTAAAGCAATCTCAAATTTAGAACTACAGCCATTAAAAGATGTTGATGATAGACATAAGAAATGGTTTATAGATGAGTTTGAAATATTTTGTAGACATAAAGCATTAGAAAGTGCAATTTTAAAAAGTGCTGATCTTTTAGAAAAGGGCGAATATGGTCCTGTAGAAAGAATGGTAAAAGAAGCAGTACAATTAGGTTTAGCAAAACATATGGGTACAGATTATTGGAAAAGTCCAGCTGAACGTATTGAACGTATAAGAAATCAAAGAGGTGGTATTAGCACAGGTTGGGCTGAAGTAGATAAAAAACTATATGGTGGATTTAACAGAGGAGAATTAAATATATTTGCCGCACCGTCAGGTGGTGGTAAAAGTTTGTTCTTACAGAATTTGGCATTGAACTGGGCACTAGCAGGGCAAAATGTAATTTATATTAGTTTAGAATTAAGTGAAGAACTATGTAGTATGCGATTAGATAGTATGCTAACAGGAATGAATACCAGAGAAGTATTTAAAAATGCAGATGATGTAGATTTAAAAGTTCGTATGCAAGGTAAAGATGCGGGTAAATTGCAAATTGTACAATTACCTAATGGTATTACAGTTAACACTATTACAAGTTTTATTAAAGAGTATGAAGTAAAAAACAATATAAAAATTGATGGAGTATGTGTTGATTACTTAGACTTAATGATGCCAGCACAGAGCAAAGTAAGTCCAAGTGATCTGTTTATTAAAGACAAGTTTGTATCAGAAGAATTGCGTAATTTTGCAGTAGAAAATGATATATTACTAGCGACAGCATCTCAGTTAAACAGAAGTGCAGTAGAAGAAGTAGAATTTGATCACTCTCATATTGCTGGTGGTTTAAGTAAAATTCAGACAGCAGATAACGTTATTGGTATTTTTAGTAGCCAAGCAATGCGTGAAAGAGGCAGATATCAAATACAGTTTATGAAGACTAGAAGTAGTAGTGGAGTGGGGCAAAAAGTAGACCTAGCATTTGACGTATCTGGGCTTCGTATTAGCGATTTAGCAGAAGAAGAGCAAGGATCTGTAGCTAATCAACCTAGTGCTATGTTTGAAAAAATTAAAGCACAGAACAAAGTAACCCATCAAGAGAAGAGTATAGCTGAAAATAGTGTAGTAGAGAACACATTATCTGGACACGACAAACTTCGAAGTATGCTGAAAAGAAGTAATAATTAGATAAATACAGTTATAAGTAAATTATTACTGGAGAGATACAATGAAAAAACGCACTCGTAGCTTGTTAGAGGAAATAAACTCTTTAGCACCTAAGAAAGATAAAAACGCAATCCTTGAGAGTAGAGGTACCAATGCTATCAGTAGTATTATCAATATTCTTGAAATGATTGATGCAAATTTTGATTCTGAAACAGCTCAAGATTTAAACAAAAGGATTATGTTAAGTATTAAAAATAGAGATCCCGAACGTTTTAATCGAGGTATCAAAAAAATCAGGACATCAAGATGAAAATAAAAGAAATACTATTTGTTGGGTCTAAGAAACGTAAATCCAGAGATAACAGAAAACACAGAATTATTCAAAAAGATTTGTACAAAGCAAATCTTAAAGAAAACGCAAGAATACAACATCTTGAAGATTTAATTCTTCGTGATGGGGTAGCAGGCGGTAAAAAAGCAATCAGTACACTACATCAAGTTGAACAAAATCCTGGTTCAGTTACTATTAAATGGGACGGAAGACCAGCAATAGTATTTGGGCGTAATGAAAAAGGTGAATTTGTTTTAACTGATAAATCAGGATTTGGTGCAGTAAAATATAATGGTAGAGTAACTAGTTCTAAAGGACTAGAAGATATGATAGTTAACAGAAACCCAGATAATGCAGACTTTGCAAAAACAATGGGTGGTATATGGGATAAAGTAGAAAGCACAGTTCCAGAAGGATTCAGAGGTTACGTTATAGGTGACCTATTATGGATGAACAAGCCTACTGAAGAAAATAATAAAATTACTCTTATGCCAAATACTACAAAGTATGAAGTTGTTGCTAATAGTGATATTGGCAAAAAGATACTCGCAAGTGAAGTAGGAGTTGTAATACATAAAGCTATAGGATTAGATGGTACTACTAGCAATGTTGATATGGGACAGTTCCAACAAGGAGCAACAATGATTATGCCACCAGTTACAATGCAAAAATCACCTGGAGTAGATCTACCTCAAGTAGATGAATTAGAAAATTATTTAAATAAGAATGCAAAAGCAATAGATGATTTATTCAATGTACCAGCAGAACTTAAAATGAAAAATTTTGGTGAAATACTTTATCAATATATAAATGCTAGTGTAAAAAATAAATCACTAGATAATCTAGGAGCAAATTTTGTACAATGGGTACAAAGTAGTAATTTATCTGAACCTAAAAAAGAGAGATTATTAGATTATGTAAATACTAAAGCAAAAGGCTTTAATGCTACATTTAGTTTTATTAAGGGAATTAAGACTGTAAAAAATAAAGTAATTGAATTATTAGATAATCAAAAAGCTGATATACAAGCAGTAAAAGATGGCGAAGGTTATGTAGTAGATAAAGATGTTAAGTTGGTTAATAGATCAACATTCTCACAAGCAAATTTTGCAAGGAATAATCCATGAGCAAAGAAAAATATACATTAGAACAATATTCGGCAATGCAAGGCGGACACGAAATGCCCAAAGATAGCGAAGAGCCGTATTTAGAATTTATTAATTCATTAGGCGAAGCTAGAATGTTTCGAACTCGTGATATGATTAAAGCTCAAGGTGCTAGATCATTAACAGATCATGTTTTTGTAAGTATGATGAGTTTATACGCAATGGCAAATGATTACAAATATGCACCAGTAGCAAAAGAATATGCACGTAGAACAAGTATGTTTTCAAATTGGAATAAACCTAGTCCTAGTGGAACAGATTTATATCAAACAATACACTCTACATTAAAACCCACAGGATTAGCTGATTCAGAAGCAGATAAGTTATTACTTGCTAAAGTTAATGTAGAACAAAAAAGAATTAGAAACTTTTTAAAACAAATTGAATCAGGAAAGATAAACACAGGACAAGCACAGGCTTTCTTTTATAGATTAGAAAAAAATTTAGCAATACAAGATCCAAAACTAAAAGCGGCTAGAAGACTAGTAGGTGAGTGGGATACTTTAAATACTACTCAAAGACAATTAGCGGCTACACAATTAACAAAATATTTTAGATTAAATGCTAGAAGAAGTGATTTAAATCCAATATTTACAAAGTATGCAAACGAAGCAGGATTAGAGATAGACAATAAGAAAAAAGGTAGTATAGGTAAACGTATTGCACGTGGAGCGGCGGCATTTGCGGCTGGATATACTGCTGGTAAAATGACAGGTATGTAATATGGCAGTTTCAAGGCCAGTTGAAGTATTAACAGGCTCAACTGATTTTTATACGGTTTACACCTTGATTGATATAACAGATTCTGGTGTAGTAAGTCCAAAAACAAGTGCAAGTGGGTATTTCCAAGCACAGAACTTGAATACATTTATCCAAAGTATTAGTCTAAGATCTCAACCAGTTTTAAGTAGTGTACAAATTTTAGATTCGCAAGATATAAGCAAATATGAATTTGGCACAAATTTTACAGGCACTCATACCGTATGGGTGTTAAAATTTGCTAGTGAGACAGCAGATGCATGGAAAAAAGATAATAATGACGTTTATATGTTAAAAGAAGACTTTGATAAAATGCCAATACACGAAGATTTAAACGAAACAATAAGCATTGATCCAGAGATAATTGACACAAATACAGTGAATAAGAAAAATACTTACTTTAAATATAGTGAAAACATATAAATAGTAGTAGAGTACGAATGATTGTACTCATACAAATCAGCTCTTAATAAGACGCTGTCAAAGAATGTGAGAACATAATATGGCAATGAATCAGTCAAGGCTTGAGCGTGAAAATCTAGAGGCACACGTTGATCTGTGTGCGGAAAGGTATCGCGTGTTGGAAGAAAAATTAAATAGATTAGAAACTAAAGTGGATGGCTTAACTACGGCTATGAGTAAAGTAGCAGAAAAGCAAACATCAGCAAGTATGTCTAGTAACAAGCTAATCATTGGAGCCGCGGCAACGGTTATTGCAGGATTGCTCTCAACAATAGTATTGTTGTTACTAAATTTAAATACAGTAACTCCGTTATTGGGTGCAGGTTAATGTTATTAAATGAGTCGTACAATACAGTAATTTCTGAAGCAAAATTAATTTTTGCTAGAAGAGGTAAAGCTGTAACTAGGAAGTTTCGTTGCACAGTTGGTATTCGTAAGAATAGAATTGTAGCAAATCCTAGTCAATGTGCGGCACCTATGGATCTCAAAAAGAGATTCGTAATGAGAAAAACAAGAGCACAAAAAGGTGCTCGTATGCAAAAGGCGGCAGTACGTTCTAAAAGGTTAAATCCTGCAAGTCGTATTGTTGCTAGATTAAACAAAGCTAGAGGTTAAGATGGAAATAGTAAATAATAGTACAGTAGATAGTGTAATAGATTATGCTAACGTTAAGTTCGGATTAGAACTTAAAAAAGATGACATCATGGAACAATTAAAAGGGTTATCTTTTGGCGATACACTTAACTTATTAGATTCAATTAAAAATGAAGACAATGATAAATTTTCATCAATTATAGATTTAAGTAGAGTCAATGAAGCTGGGTATGGAACAATACAAACAGCCAAGCCAAGTAATGCTACAATTAGAGCATCAAACAACGGCAATGATCAAAGAGACTTTACTAATGCACAACAAGATGCAAAAAGAGATTCAAGTAACCCACAAAGATATGTAGCGGGTTCAAATAAACAACCAACTGGTCAAGGAGCAGTAAGAGCAGGTAGTGCAGATCCAGATGATATTGAAAGAGCTGAAAACAAATATAAATCAGATGCAAACCAGCAACAATCAAATATAAATGCACAAGAAATTGAAAGACTTAAACAATTGGCAATGGGAGGTCGTTAATGAAAACGATTGAACAACCCGGAGGCATTCCAGTATTCATCTCAGTTCACGAAAGTGAATGTTATGAGAATTTGTTAGAACGTAAATGCAAAGACGATCTAAACGAACGAGATTTAATTTTAATTCAAAACTTGGTTAACAAAAATGTTGTTAAAAAAATAGTTGAGAATAATAAAGTATTCTATGAAAGAATGAAAGGGAGCCTATAATGCCAACACACGAAGAAACAAAAGGAATGAAAGAACTTATTCAAAAGTTAAATGAGAGTTCAAAAGTTCCTACAGAAACTGAACAAAAAAGCAATCCAGAATTAAAAGCAAATTTGTTGAATAGTGTTAGCAAAAATGCTAAAGGTATGTATGACATACTGCAAAAACTAGACGAAGCTACAACACAAGTGGCTAAAGAAGCAGTAGAAGAAACATATGAAGATCCTACAATGGCTGTAGCAACAAAGCAAGGAAATAGTGTAAAGATTGCAGAATATGAGATCACTATGGACAAAGAACAAGTTGTTCCAGGTATTAAAAAGATGTTTTATACTATCAAGGAAGATGGTAAAGTATTGCACGAACAAATTGCATTATTTGAAACGGCAATGGGAATAGTAAAAGGTATGATGCATGGCAAGACAAGTAATATTAAACAATTACTTGATTTAGATGTACGTTATGGTAGTCAACTAGCTGAAGCGGCGTTTTACAAGCAAAAATCCAAAGTAAGTGAAGGATTTAAGCTAGATTTAGCAATGGCCAAGCAAGGTCAAGCGGTTCAGAAGATGAACGAAGCCAAAAAACAGATCAAATCCTGCCTATAAGCATAAATACAATATATTAAGAAAAACCTGAAGGGGTCAAATTATGGATTTAAAAAATTTAGAAGTAAACAAAATAACGAAATTAGATTCAGTTCTAAAAGAAGTATTTGGTGTTAACTTTAACTTTGGTGCAGACGGTGCCAAACTACAAAAAGTTAAGACATTTACAGAATCTAAAATCAAGTCATTACGTGATAATGGTATCGCAGTAAATGACAAACAATATCAGAAGTTATTGTTAGTATTAGAAGGTATAAAAGAAGCTATGTCAAATAAACCAGTAATGGAAAGCGAATTGGACCAAGCTGAAGTACTTCTAGCCGCAAAACAAATGGCTGACGACTTACAAAAAATGGCTGAAAATTTAGCAAGTATGCAAGTAGAAGAACTAATGAGTATTACTAACGCAATGAAAGAAGAAGTTGGTACTGCTGAAGCTGAAGCATTCTCACAGAGTGCTGAAATGGCAATTGGTACAGCTCTTGATGCAGTTAAAAAAGCCAATGATGATGTAAGTAACGCAGTATTAGTAGCACAAGGTCAAGCACCAGCAACAGATATGAGTATGGAGCCTGCACCTGAAGCACCTATGGATATGGATGCAATTGATGCACCTGCTGAAGAACCAGCTGGTGATGATTTTGAAGGTGCTGATGCCGCTAGTGCAGAGTCAGATGCTGAAGGTAGAGAGATGAAAGAAGAATCAGTTGATCCTTACCTAAAAGCAATCAAGATGGTTAAAGAAGCACAATCAGAAGGTAAAATTAGCAAAGACGTTCTTAAAAAAGCATTTGCGGAACTAAAGAGGTAATTAACGTGAGGTACTCTCAACTCTTCGAATTAAATTCTGAAGTAGATTCAAAAGTTATTGATCTACTCTCAATTCTAAGTAGTGAAGGTGTAGATAGTATTCCTCTAGAATCTTTAGTTAAAGAACTTAAAGCTATGGGTGTTGATGCTGATAACGAATCATTATTTGATGAGATATCAAATTTACCTATAGTTAATAATATAAAAGATGGAATGGTTTATTTTAATACTTCAAGTCTTGATGCTAGTAATTTAAACAAGGTTGACCCCGAAAAAGCAGATAAGACCGTAACTAATATGGCTAAGAAGCAAGTTAAAAAAGAGTTAAACAAATGAGTGTAGGACTAAACGCGGCACAAGCTAGATCAAAAGCATCACAAGATATGATTGTGTTTACTGAAACACAAGAAATAATGAAAGAAATTATTTCACAGAGTGCATTAGGTAATTTTGAAGCATATGTAGATGATACTACAACAATGACAGAAGCTACGCCAAGTGTTCAAAAAATAGGAACTGCACTAAATCCAACAATAACAGTAGGTGACACTTTAATTTTTGATAATAATACAATAACATTAGGCACCACAGGAACATCATTAAACGCAATAGTAGCAGATATCAACGATGCAGGAGTTGCAGGTTTAACGGCTTCAAAGGATAGTAATTACTTGATACTTACTATAACTGAGCCACAAGGTTCAACTTGGTCATATGAGATAGGTGCAGGAACTGCAAATACAGCTCTAGGATTTGTAGCAGGTGTATACAGTATATCTAATCCTACAAGTGTTGATTATTTTAATATTTGGCAAGGTACTGCCACTGATCGTGGACTAACAAATCAAATGGAACAAGTAATTAAATATTTTCAAAACCTAGGATACAAAATAGAAAGACTAACTAATACTAATACCAGTAAAACTTTTAAATGGTATGTATATTGGTAATCAACAAAATCTCAAATAACTCATTGACATTTCTATAGAAGGCACATATACTATGAGTATGTTAAAAATAAAATCCCCTTATGATTATAAAGAATTTAAAAGAACCTCAGTAGACGGGAAACGTCTATATGAGAATCCTTGGGGCGATCCTGTTCCAAGTGTAACCACTATTTTAAGTGCAACCCAATCAGCAGATAAAAAAGCAGGATTGGCTAGATGGAAAAAACGTGTAGGAGATGCTGAAGCACAACGTATTGTAACTGAAGCATCTAATGTTGGATCTGTAATGCATAATATATTAGAAAAATGGTTTAAAAATGAAGAATACAATCCAGGAAACAATATGGTCCATAAACAAGCAAAAGGTATGGCACAAGTTGTAATAGACAATGTGGAACCTGATATTAGCGAAGTGTGGGGATCAGAGGTTAATTTAGTAGCAAAAGATTTATATGCAGGTACAACAGATTTAGTTGGAGTATATAAAGGTAAACAAACTATCATGGACTTTAAACAGACCAATAAACCTAAAAAACGTGAATGGATTGATGATTATTTCCTACAAGGAGCGGCCTATGCAAACGCCCACAATGAAATGTATGGAACAAACATATCAAACATAGCTGTTTTTATGTGCAGTAGAGCAGGTGAGTTTCAATTATTTGAAGCAGATAGTACAGAATTTAAACAATGGGAACTTAAATGGGCCGAACGTTTAGAACAATTTTATAATCTATAAAGATAAATACATTATATTAAGGAATAAACAATGACAACAACGACAGCTAGAATGACAGTTAGAAAAGGTAATTTGGCAGATTTGCCAAAATTACTACCAGGTGAATTTGGACTTGCACAAGACATTCAAAGATTATTCATAGGACAAGCTTCAGTAAATGGAACTTGCCAAGTAAGTAATAGTGATGCAACGACAGCTAAAGTAGAATTTACTTCAGCAAACGGCGATCCTATTGATTTAGATTTAATCGCTAATTTAGATCAGTATACTTATGGAATCACAGTTAACCCAGCAAGTGATAATATTTCTATAACAGGTAATAACATAACATTCAAGGATGCAGTTGCATCATTCTCGCATGGCTTATCTTCAACTCCTACATCTAGTACAGTTTTTGAACTTTACTATAATAAAGAAGTTGGCTACCATGCAGAAGCATTCCCAAATCCAGTACAGTCTCAAAGTCTAAACAAACTGACAGCAGATTCTGCAGGACCTAAAGAATCAGGAATTGAATTTATTTGTGCAAATAAAGATAAGATTACTATTGATTATAGTTTAACAACAACGTCAGCTTCAAGACACGGACAGTTATCAATCCTAATTGATGACAATGCTGGCGTTCCTACAACAAGCTCAATCAAAGACGTATATGACATCAGCAATGGCGCAATGCCTTTAGTCTTTAGTCTTTCACATAATAGTACAGACAAATTTAGTTTAATGTTTGATACTACAGATCTTGATACCGTACACACATTAAAATACGTACAAAAATCATTTTAAATAAATGGACGAAGTATGGCAATTGCCTCCTAGACAAAGAATTCAAAGGTGGCGTGAATTAAGGAAACGGATTTGTGGTGTTTCCAATATTTTAGAACAATTACAAGTTGTTTTAGACTTTTGGAATACAACACCAGTAGGTACTAGAAAAGTTGATCCATTTGATGAGTCAACATGGAGTACACCTTGGGAAATGCTACATCAGAATGATTACGACGAAAATGTTGTGTCGTTGGGTATGGCATACACGTTACACTATAGTAATATAGCCTGTAGAATATTGCTTGTACAAACTGTGGAAAAAAATGATATAAAGTTAATAGTTTTAGTTGACAACAAGTACGTTTTAAACTATAATTATAACAATATAGACACCACTGACATTATAGACAAAGAACTAGAAGTTTTAAAAGATATTGATGTTAGTACATTAAGCAAATAGTTATCTATAGCTACAGCCGATGTAAATACAAGACTATTTGAGATTTAGGACAATGATGACAGCAATAAAAACAATAATCAAAAAAAGAGATGGTACAGAAGAAGAACTTGACCTTGAGAAGATGCATAAGGTTGTATTTTACGCCTGCGAAAATATTACAGGTGTAAGTGCTAGTGAAGTAGAAATTAAAAGTCACTTACAATTTTATAATGGAATTGAGAGTGCAGATATTCAAGAAACATTAATTAAAGCGGCGGCTGATCTTATATCAGAAGAAACACCAAATTATCAATGGGTAGCTGGTAGACTTATTAACTACCATTTACGTAAACAAGTTTATGATAAATTTGAACCACCACATTTACGAGAGATAGCTCGTATGAATGTTGATCGTGGTTTATATGATCCAGAATTTTTTTCTGCTTATGATGAAAATGAAATTAATCAAATGGAAGAGTTTATTAAACATGAACGTGATGAAGATATGACATATGCGGCCATGGAACAATTTCGTGGAAAGTATCTAGTACAAAATAGAGCAACAGGTGAAATATTTGAAACACCACAAGTATGTTATATGATGATTTCAGCAACATTGTTTAGTCAATATCCAAAAGAAGAAAGAATGAAATGGGTTAAAGATTACTATGACGCAATTAGTAATTTTGATATTAGTTTGCCTACGCCAGTAATGGCAGGTGTACGTACACCACAAAGACAATTCTCTTCTTGCGTTCTAGTAGAAACTGATGACGATTTAGATAGTATTAATGCTACATCATCTGCTATTGTAAAATATGTTTCACAGAAAGCAGGTATTGGTATTGGCGGTGGTTCTATTCGTGCCATTGGTTCAAAAATTAGAAACGGTGATGCAACACATACAGGTGTTATTCCTTTTTATAAATTATTTCAAAGTTCAGTCAAGTCATGTAGTCAAGGTGGTGTTCGTGGTGGAGCGGCTACGTTATACTATCCTATTTGGCACTTAGAAGTTGAAGACTTGCTTGTACTTAAAAATAATAAAGGTACAGAAGATAATCGTGTAAGACATATGGATTATGGCGTACAGTTTAATAAATTAATGTATGAACGTTTACTTACAAATGGTAATATTACACTTTTCTCACCTGCAGATGTTCCAGGCTTATATGATGCATTTTTTGCTGATCAAGATAAGTTTAAAGAAATATATGAGAAAGCTGAAAAGAAAACTGGAATTAGAAAAAAAGTTCTTAAAGCATCTGAGTTATTTGGAATGTTTATGGAAGAACGTAAAAATACAGGAAGAGTTTATTTGATGAATGTAGATCATGCTAATTCGCATGGTTCGTTCAAGCCTGAACTAGCACCTATTAAACAAAGTAACTTATGTTGTGAAATTAATTTACCTACTAAACCTTTGTATAGTGTTAGAGACAAAGAAGGTGAAATTAGTTTATGTACGTTAAGTGCAATCAATTGGGGAAATATTAGTGAACCTAGTAAGTTTAAAAAAGTTTGTAAATTAGCAGTACGTGGATTAGATGCATTATTAGACTATCAACAATATCCAGTATTAGCGGCAGAATTAAGCACAATGAAACGTAGACCATTAGGTATAGGTATTATTAACTTTGCATATTGGTTAGCAAAAAATGATTTAACATATCAGAATATTGGCAAACGTGGATTAGCTAAAGTAGACGAATGGGCAGAAGCTTGGAGTTATTACTTAATAGAAGCAAGTGTAGAACTTGCAGAAGAATATGGACCAATAACTGGTACAGGTGAAACAAGATACGGTGATGGTATTACACCTAATATGACATACAAAAAAGAATTAGATGAACTAGTACCACATAAAGAACGTATGCCTTGGGAAGAACTACGTGAAAGATTAAGAAATAGTGGTATTCGTAACAGTACATTAATGGCTCTTATGCCTGCTGAAACGTCAGCACAAATAAGCAATAGTACTAACGGTATTGAGCCACCACGTGCATTTGTAAGTGTAAAGCAATCAAAACATGGTGTTTTGAAACAGGTTGTACCTGGATATGCACGTCTAAAGAATAAATATGATCTACTATGGACTCAAAAAAGTCCAGAAGGTTATTTAAAGATTATGGCCGTTCTCCAGAAGTATATTGATCAGGGCATATCGGTAAATACAAGTTATAACCCGGAGTTTTTTCCAGACGAGAAGATTCCATTAAGTGTTATGCTACAACATCTTGTAATGTTTTACAAGTACGGTGGTAAACAGTTGTATTATTTTAATACATATGATGGTCAAGGTGAGATTGAATTTAAAAGCAAACCACTTAAAGGCCGTGAAGACTTTGAATCAGATGAACAGTACGACGACTATTGTGAAAGTTGCGTAATTTAGTAGAGGGAATAAAATGGGCGTTATTAATATTAAGAATGAAAAATATCATACAGAAGCAAATGCTTTTTTAGATGGTGATTTAGGATTTCAAAGATACGATACTTTAAAATATAAACAGTTTGATAAATTGACTGATAAACAATTAGGTTTCTTTTGGAGACCTGAAGAAGTTGATGTAAGTAAAGATGCAAAAGACTTTAAAGATCTTACAGAGCATGAACAACATATTTTTACAAGTAATCTAAAACGTCAAATTCTTTTAGATAGTGTTCAAGGTAGAGCTCCTAATGAAGCATTTAGTCCTATCGTTAGTTTACCAGAATTAGAAAATTGGATTATTACTTGGACATTCTCAGAAACAATTCACAGTAGAAGCTATACTCATATTATTAGAAATGTATATGCTGATCCTACTAAAGTTTTTGATGAGCTAACTGACAGTAAAGAGATAGTTGATTGTGCAGGTGATATTTCTAAATACTATGATGATTTAATTGAACTAACAAGTTATTATAATTTGTTAGGAACAGGTAAGCATAAAGTAAACGGAAAAGAAGTTAATGTTGATCTGTATGACTTAAAGAAAAAATTATGGTTAACTTTAAATAGTGTTAACATTTTAGAAGGTGTTAGATTCTATGTTTCATTTGCTTGTAGTTGGGCGTTTGCTGAGCTTAAGAAAATGGAAGGTAATGCAAAGATTATTAAGTTTATTGCACGTGATGAGAATGTTCACCTAGCAAGTACGCAATATGCATTAACAAAAGTATTGCCAAAAGAAGATCCAGACTTTGAAAAAATTAGAGTAGAATGCGAAGATGAAGTTACAAAAATGTTTATAGACGCAGTTGATCAAGAAAAAGCATGGGCAGATTATCTGTTTAAAGATGGATCAATGATTGGTCTTAATTCAAAATTATTACAAGATTATATTGAATGGATTTGTTGTAAACGTATGACAGCTTTAGGTATGAAGTGTCCTTATAGTCCTGGCCAAGCTAACCCGTTACCTTGGACACAAAAATGGATAGCAGGAGCAGAGGTTCAAGTTGCACCACAAGAAACAGAAATTAGTAGTTACGTTATTGGTGGTGTTAAAAAAGATGTAGGTGAAGACACCTTTGAAGGAATGAGTTTATAATGATAGAGATATGGGGTAAACCACAATGTGGTTATTGCGATGCCGCAAAAAGATTATGTGAATCAAGAAAATTTGAATTCGTCTATAAACAGTTAGGCGTAGATTTCAATAGGGAGCAAGTTTTTGAAAACTTCCCTGAAGCTAGAACATTTCCACAAATTAAAGTATATGGTAAAGTAGTTGGTGGATATGATCAGTTTCTAAAATACATTGAAGACACTGGTTTTAATGGAACTGGTGAATCAACAGGATAATATATGTTAATAGAAACACAATACCAAGTAGGTGATGTAGTAAGTATTAAACTTTCTTCTGGTGAAGAAATGATTGCAAGATTAGATACAGAAACTGATGAAACAGTTACGTTAGCTAAACCTTACATACTTGTTGCCGCTCAAAACGGCATGGCCTTAGCGCCTTATATGTTTACCGTTAGTCCAGATACTAAGATCAAATTAAAGATAAATAGTATTATATGCATAGTTAAGTCTGCTAAAGACGCAAGTGATATGTATATCAAACAAAGTACAGGATTAACAGTAGCAAATGCAACCAGTTCATAGACACGGAGATAAACGTTCATGTGGTGCCTCAACAGAAGCACAAGGACATAGTAACGTTCATGTAAATAATCAACCTATTAGTGTTGATAGAGATCCAAATAGTCATGGCGGAGGTGCTCTTAACGCACAATGCAAAAATGTATTTGTAGGCAACAAATTAGTTGTTGTCGTTCCAAACGATTCCGATGCAGATAGATTTTGTCCATTACCTGGACATTGCAATCCAAAATCAGATAGTGGTAGTCCTGACGTTTATATAGGACAATAACATGATTAAGAATTTAAAAGACCTAGTTATAGTAGCTCTAACTGTAGGGGTACTTACATTACTAGGTGTTATTATAATTGGTGACTATTATGTTGCCTTGCAAGAAAATAGACCAGTAGACGAATCAGTAATTACTTTAATGAAAATGTCATTAACAGGAATGATTGGAATTATTGCAGGCTACATAGGATCAAAATAAAATGAGTGTAGGTGATTTTAAAGACGGTTTAGAAGATTTTAATGATTATATCAACGGAACCAAAGTTGACATACCAACTGGTCAAGTTGATGTAGATGTTAATGATGGCACAATCACCGCACAAACTCAAGCATACAGTTTAAAAGAAATTATTTGTAGTTTACTAGCAGGTAACGGAATTAAGTTACCTAATTTACAAATATGTTTAAAAGTAAATCTTGGTAGACTAATACCAGAAATTCCAGAAGCACTAGCAGATCTAAGAGGAGCATTAGAAGATGCTGAAAAAGCTCTTGATGATTTTATAGCACACACAAATATTGATAATGCATTAGGTAGATTAAATTCTGCCGTTGCTGAATTTGCGGCCATTGCAAATATGATTAACTTCTGTGGTACACCAGTTGTTCCACGTGCTATTCCAAATGTTCTTAGAGATGCAATGGGTAGTTTTGTAGGAGCAGGTAAAGATATACTTGACACACTAGGAACTATGGCAGACGGTGACATAGGTGGCTGTATAGGAACTGATGGGAAATTTAATCCAAATTTATTTACGAGTGGTATCTTAAAACGTCTAGGTGATCAAGTTGGCAATCTTGCTAACTTACCAGCTAACATTCAACAAGGATTAATTGATGATTTAAATGCTTTTAAAACTGATATGGAAAACTTAATTGAATTTGAAAATAATTTTAAAGGTTCAAGTTCAACAGGTGGAAGTATATTTGCTCCTACAAATAGAGTAAACACAAATGTTGGTGTAGCAGTAGATAACGAAAATATGACACTAGCAAAAAGTCAACAATATGCTAGTAATTTACAATCATTGTATAACAGTTTAAAAGCATACGAAGTAGATGAAGCAGGAAATAATATATTTGCATATCTACTTGAACCAGAACTATTAGCAAAATTAGAAAACGACGGTGCTCCTACAGTAGCACTAGCAGAAAGACAACCAATATATGATCATTGTGGTAGAGTAACAGGCTATACACAAAGAAGTATTCAAGCAGTACAAGAAACAAGTGTAGGTGATCCAGAACAAACTAATACACAACCAGGATTGGCAGGATTAGCTGAAAGTGGTACAGTAGTTACATCATCACCTGCTACAACAACAAATTTAGGTGGCGGCGGTAGCACAAGCTCAGGCTCGTCAGCAAGTTCAGCAAGTGGTGCAATAACAAATACACAATTACAAACAACACTATCTAATTATGTAACAAGCACACAATTACAAACAGAATTAGCAAACTATCAACCTTCGATAGATTTGACTCCGTATGCTTTACAAACACAATTATTTTCAGGCAGTTATATAGATTTAACAAATAAACCAAACTTATTTGATGGAAACTATAATAGCCTAACTAACTTACCAACTATTCCAACAGACCTAAGCCAGCTAACAGATAATAATAATTTACTGTCAAGTGGTGGCGGTGGAAGTTATCCAACAAACCCAACATTTACAAGTGTAACAACAAATAATTTTACAGTCACAGGTACAGGCAACATAGTACTCGCAAGTGGTAATAACTTATCACTAACTGCAACACAAAGAGTAGAAGTAACAGGAAAGGTGCCAATGAAACTTGCAACAATGACAACAGTAGAAAGAAATCAAATATCATCACCTGAAAGTGGCGATATGATTTATAATACTGATATTAACAAGTTTCAAGGTTACGCCAATAATGCGTGGGTAGATTTAAATTGATAGAACGTGAATATATTGTTACATTAAAATCAGACGTTGATTATGCACAGTTTAATCAAGAAATGATTGCGTCTACTGGCGCAGGTGATATTCCTAATAGAACTGTAGATGTAGCAAATGCTAGACCAGGTAGTAAAAGAAATACACACTATGCCTTGAACGCATTAGAAGTAATTAAATTAAGAAAAGATTCAAGAGTAGATGCAGTAGAACTACCACCAGAGCAAGACGACAATTTAATTATTGAACCCCTTGCTATCCAAACAGGAAATTTTTCAAAAACAACATCAGATAGTGGCAATTATATGAATTGGGGTATGCGTAGATGCATAGAACAAAATAATCCTTATACATTCTCATCTCCAAGTGATGATCAATTTGCTTATACATTAGACGGTACAGGAGTTGATGTTGTAATACAAGACACAGGTATACAAATAGGTCACCCAGAGTTTAATGATGCAGATGGTAATAGTAGAATAAAACAAATTGATTGGTATGCTGAAAGTGGTATAAGTGGTTCAATGCCTTCTGGACATTATTCAGATTGGAATGGACATGGATCACATTGTGCAGGAACAGTAGCAGGTCTAAATTATGGCTGGGCTAAAAATGCACATATCTATAGTGTTAGAGTAAATTTGTCAGGTGATACACAAGGCTTTCCAGTTTCAGGAGCATTTGATATCATTAAACTATGGCATAGAAATAAACCAATTACAAGTACAGGATACAGAAGACCAACAATAGTTAATATGAGTTGGGGAACAGGTACAGGGTTTGTTAATATTACAGGTGGTAATTACAGAGGAACAAATTGGACAGGAACTAGTAAAAGAGCAGACTATGGAATGATAGGTGGTGGATTTTTTAGTAGACATCCAATAAGAGTAATTAGTACAGATGCAGATGTGCAGGAATTAGCCGATGAAGGTATACACGTTTGTATAGCGGCAGGAAATTCAAGACAAAAAATAGATGAAACAGGTGGTATAGATTATAATAACTATTATACTAATACTAACGGAACAAAAAATTATTATCACAGAGGTGGATCACCATTTGGTAATAACGCAATGATGATTGGTAATTTAGATAGTAACTTGCACAGTGGTGGACTAGAACAAAAAGCAAGTTCAAGCGAAACAGGACCAGGAATTACAGTATATGCACCAGGAACAAATATAATGAGTGCATGGACAAATGAGAGCGGAGGAAGTACATATCATGCTAATAGTAATTATAAACAAAATAATATTACTGGTACAAGTATGGCAAGTCCACAGGTTTGTGGACTAGGTGCGTGTATACTACAGTTAGAACCTTACCATACCGCCGCATCATTGAAACAAAAAATTAGAAACTTGGCAAGCCAAGATAATATATATTCATCAGGACTAGATGACGATTATTCCAACAGTAGATCCATACTAAATTCGGCGAATAAACTGCTATATACGCCTTTTAACAGTGGTTATCCTATAAAGACCAGTTAATGTACATAAAAGTAAAAAAGTTTAAAAAAACCAATAAAAATAACATTTCTTGGTTGACAAAAGAAGCTCTTGCCTGTATATTAATACTTAATAACTAACAAAAGAGGTAATTATGATTAAAGTAATCTTTACAATGGCGTTAATAATGGGAATGTCAAGTTCTGTATTTGCAGGACAAAAGGCAAAACATCAAACATCACTAGATGTTGCACAAGATGATCTACAACATACTTTGGTATGTTTGCCAGATAGTGCGACAGCTACAACAGATGGCGTAATAAATGAAGAAATGAGTAAACAAATACTAAATGCAAGTATTACAAACAACGAAACATCAATTTGGTTGTACACAAACGAGTATAACGTAAAACAAGATGTAGGCGGTCCTGATCATACTTGGATTGGAGTTAAAAATGTAAATGGTGTAGAAACTGTAGCAGAAATGAACTTTGTTACAATGATTCATACTATTACATCAACTTCAAATAATACAGTAGGTATACTTGTAAGTAAGTGTCATACACCTTATAAATAAAAGTATGAACGGCAATTAAAGGCTAATAGAGTAAAATAATATGAGAGCAACAAAATATGAAGATGGGATCAAAAGGATAAAAGCTAAGATCGAAGTACCTATGTGTATTGACGATGTTAGCACATATATCTTAAGTGCTTTTACTAGTAATATTGTTGATTTAGCAAAAATTCAGAAACTAAACAAAAGAGAATTATTGCAATTAGCAAAAGACGAAGTAAGAGACAAGGGTACCGGTAAAATTTCTATAGAAACTGTTGATAATGATACAAAAGTCATAGTAAAGAACTATGTAAAGCAGATGTTTCCTGAGTTACAATAGTGGGCGACGATTTAGATCTTATCAACAGATATGAGAAACTAGCTAATGATATTAATGATATATATCAGAAGTCAGAAGATCTTATAGGAACTTACACTTATGATGATGAAAGAGATACCTTCATTGATCCCTGGTCAAAGTTAGAAGATGTACTTGGAGTAGATATATTACTGCAAGTGGCAAAGGTTAATAGACAAGTTCAAGACTGAACTAAATAAAATTATGCCGTTATAGCTCAGCTGGTAGAGCAACTGATTTGTAATCAGTAGGTCCGCGGTTCGAATCCGTGTAACGGCACCATTAAGTATTTGCCCTTGTGGTGGAATTGGTAGACACGCAGGTCTTAGGAACCTGTGTCGCAAGACGTGAGAGTTCGAGTCTCTCCGAGGGCACCAAATCGGGTTGTGCCGTAATACACACGTTTAACACTCACGGTTAAGTGTTAAGGACATATAACTAAAATAAAATACACACAAAGGATATTACAGGACAGGGCCCTTTTGAAACAAAGCCCAACGCAGGACATACAAAACAAAGACTAAATATAAAGAAGTACAAAATTACAAGAAGTAAATGAATAACATTGGAGTAAGCACTCAAGTAGGTTTATAGACGGTGTAGCTAGGAAAGGAATTTATGTTGAAAGAAATAATTTTAGCGGCGGCAAAGAAACACGCAGAAGCAGAAATTGACCTTCATAAAGCTAACATTGAGGTTTATATGAGGCAAGTAGTAGGTATTGGCGAACATTCAGACATCGTTGAAACGATCCAAAAAGAGCTAGATAAAATGGCTACTGCACATGACAGACTTGAAATGCTTAACAAATATTTCAAAGACTAAACTTTAGTTAACACATTTAGGTGTGTTAACTTTTTTTTGGGGGATTAGCTCAGTTGGGAGAGCGCCTGATTTGCATTCAGGAGGTCGCAGGTTCGATTCCTGTATCCTCCACCATTAAAAAAGAGATTCATATGGATATAATTATATACCAAAATAATACAGGTTCAGCACCAGCAATTAACTGGTGGTTATCACAAGAATTAAACATAGGTCCAGAACTATATGCATTTAATGATGGGTATTGTAGACCTAGAGGACATCACGTAGGCGGTGTATTAATAGAAGATAGTCAATCGCCTTATCATGAAAAACATAGAAAATCATTAACACTACTAGAAACAACAAATCAACAGCCTAGCAATGTACCGCAGAGTGTTGTAGTAAATGGAAAACTAGTTAAGCACAATCCAGCCCATGAAGGAACTATTGATGTAACAAAACCTTTTATTAAAGATAAAAGTAAATTTGATTATTTTGTTTGGAGTAACTATGGCGGCAATTTAGTTAATCCAGAAACTATAATCAAAGCAGACAAAACTTTATTAGTTGATAATAGTGTTGAAGAACAGATGTTTTTTTATATAAGCCAGTATGCATTCGCTTGGATTGAAACTCCAGATGATATTATTGAACAAACTGAATCATGGATACAAGAACATACCAGTGTTGAAAATTGGAAAGAAGTTTGGTATAAAAAATATCATGATGCTATGTTACGTAGATGGAAAGATGGAGATTTAAAATATATGTGGCAATTAAATTTTGCTCATAACGATTTAAGAACTGCATTAGAAAATGGTAAAGATGATATTGATTTTATTGATGCAGAAGATCATAAAAGACTATTTGAAGTAAAAAGCCAAGAAGCAGATTTTACAGAAACACTTTTCTCATATACAAATAAAGAAATAGATCATATTGTTGTTGGAGATGACTGGTTTACTAAAACAGAAGACATTATGGCATATTTGGGAATAGTTAATTCTTTTAGACTAAAAAAATATTTAATTGATTATATTAAAGTATATAAACAGAAAAAACAGTTATATACAGAAACATTTTCACAATATCTATAAATACTAATAGAATAGGAAAACATTAAAATGAGAAACGTATATATTATACTAGGATTGGCAACAATACTTACAATAGCTCAATTATTATTTGGGCCAGCAGTAGCAAAAGAAGTTGAAATGAAAGTATACAATTACGAAATTACTAGAGTGATTGATGGAGATACAGTAGCATTTGCGGCGCCATTTCTTCCGGCACCACTCAAACAAGAATTAAGTATAAGAGTATATGGAGTTGACACGCCAGAAAAAGGTTGGAGAGCTGAATGCGAATCAGAAGCCAAGTGGGGTGAAGAAGCATCACAGTTTACCAAAGATCAATTAAACAATGCTAAAAAATTACAAGTAGCGATTGCTAAATGGGATAAATTTGGTGGCAGAGTGTTAGGCGACATTATTATTGATGGTAAAAGTCTTAGACATATGCTTATTGAAAACGGCTTTGCCAGAGAATATTATGGCGACAAAAAAGAGACTTGGTGCAAACCAAAACGAAAATAATCTAGTCTTGACATTTCAGTAAAACAGTAGTATAATTAAAACTTAAATTGGGGGTGTAGCTCAGTTGGTTAGAGCGTCTGCCTGTCACGCAGAAGGCCGAGGGTTCGAGTCCCTTCACTCTCGCCATTAAGAATTGGAGAAGTAATGTATAAAGTATCAGCATACTTTAGAGATCACAAGGTTGTTGAAAAGTTTCACGATCTGTATGATGCAATAGATTTTAGAGATAGTGCAGATGCTAACTATCCTAAAAAAGTAAAATTTGAAAAGGTGAAAGATATGAGAGAATGGGTTTATGATTGTTGGAATAGTGTAATGGATGATAAGAGAAATCCATTAAGTAATATTCCAGATTTTAGTACACGACATATGATTATGCAAGTATTGGCATGGATGTGGTGTACAGTATTTGGCATTATTGTAGGTAGTATGTATATGGGTGTGTTCAGCATGGTATTACATACACTATTGTTAGGTGCTATTGCAGTTACAGTAGCAACATTTGAAACTGCAAAACGTAATCCTACAAAATTAATAAATTTTGCTAGTGGATATACTTCATATGGTCGAGGCAGAACATATACTATCTATAGAGATAAACATGGTAATGCACAAAAAGTTCCATTGGATCCAAATGATCCTGGAGGTGAACACGAGTAATATAAGGTCCGTTCGTCTATCGGTTTAGGACATCGCCCTTTCACGGCGAAAAGAGGGGTTCGATTCCCCTACGGACTACCAAACTTTAGAATTTCATAAATAACATATAATTAACTTTGAAAGAAATTCTAAATATGAAGATACGTTACTATCATAAAATTGATGGATGGAGATGGGTAGGATTTATTCTTGCTATGTTAAGTGCATTTCTTTTGTCAGGTGGTAATGCAGAAGTTCAATGGATTGGTTGGGGTATAGCCTGTTTTAGTTGTAGCATATGGGTTTATATGGGATATAAAGATAAAGACATACCTAGAGCTCTAATGGAACTTATGTATTTGTGTCTTGCAATCAGAGGAATAATAAACTGGATTCAATGAAAAATATAGAATGCCATCTGTGTGTACACAGTCAAGGGTATTATGGAAATTTATTTACATGGTTCTTTAACCTACATAAAGGAGGCTTACCTGCCCCTTTACGTCCAAGACTTACAGTAAAAAGTAATACTGAAGATCAAGGAGACTACAGTAAAGAAAACTTTGATAAAGGTTACTTTCATTTTAGACCAGATGATTATCATAAATGGTTTGTAGAAGATAATACTTGGGAAGAGTTTTTAGAAAGTATCATTAAAAGACAAAAAGAACACGATTGGTTGCCAGAACTTAATTTTCGTAAGATAGTATTAAAAACACATATTCATGCACCACATAAATTATATAAATTAGATTTATATAAAAAAATTAATCCAACAGTTATATATAATTTAACAGTTGATAGAAATAATACAGAATTTTTTGAGAAACTTGTAGCTAGATTAAAACTATTAAATACACATAATGAAGAGTTTAGTGTTGACTATCTTTTAGAGCAACACGACATTGCAAGTGAAGCTATAAATAATATTAGAAAAGATTATACAATATGTGATGTAGATGTTGATGGTCTTTTATTTAAATACGATATAGAACAATATAGAAATGTTTTAAGATACTTAAAATCAGGACCTATAGATAACTGGAATTACAAATTAAAATATGCAAAGGAATTAATAGGTGAATAAAGTAGAATGTCATTTACTTATGCATACAGCCTGTATGAGTGGTAATATGTTTTTGTGGTTTATGTCTCAACATGATGGATTTTTAGATTCCCAATGTTGGGGTAGAGATAGAATGATAGATAAATTTTGGGGGCAAAAAACTGATAAGCCTCTACACTATTCAATAGAGCAACATAATCTTTGGAAAGTAATAAAAGGAAAATCTAGGCATACATCTCATTTACATTCAAATGATGATACCAGAGATTGGGAACAACACGTTATACATTCATATATAACTGCTAGTAAAGAAAAAAGAAGACTTAAAAATGTAACAAATTTTACTAAGATTGCTTGTAAACCAAACTTATTACATAATGTAAAAGAAGCTATTAAGGAAGGCGGTTTTGAACAAATATTAGATAAAGTAAGACCAGATTGTTTGTATCTGTTAGATGCTAGAGATCCTCAGCATTTTAGAAAGATAATTAAAAGAGCAAATAAATTAAGACCGTACGGTGAATTAAAGAATAAATTATTATTAGAAGACAACCTACAAGAGCAACGGGTTCAAACTGAAATGATTAAAAAATATTGTCCGGTATGTACTGTTGACATAGGAAAATTAATGTTTGATTACGATGATGAAGAATACAGTAAAGTTGCTAAAGCATTAAATTCAGCCCCATTAAGAAATTGGAAAGAATTAATTAAGGATAAAATGGACGTATACGATGGCTAAAATAAAAGAAAGAGTATTAGAAGTAAAACATTATACTGACACATTGTTTTATTTTAAGACTACAAGAGACCCAGGAACTAGATTCATTGATGGTGAGTTTATGATGGTAGGGTTAGATAATTGGTCAGAAAAATTACAAAGAAATAAACCCATCATGAGAGCTTATAGTGTAGTAAGCCCTAATCATCAAGAGCATTTAGAGTTTTATAGTATTAAAATTCCAGATGGACCACTAACTAGTAAGTTAAAAGATATTAAAATTGGTGACGAAATTGAAGTAAATACAAAAAGTACAGGAACATTAATTAATCAAAATATGTTACCTGGACGTAACTTATACTTGATGGCTACAGGTACTGGTATAGCACCATTTATGAGTATTGCTAGAGGATTAGATACTTATAAACATTATGAAAAGGTTATTATAGTATGGGGAGCAAGAAATTTAAAAGAACTACCTTTTAAAGAATATTTAGAAGGGTTGAACGATGATCCAATATATGGACAGATAACACAAAACAAACTTTGTACATATATGACCACTACACGTGAGGAAAGTGAAAACGAAGGACGAGTTACAACCGCACTATACGAAGGTAAGATTCAAAAGAAACTAGGGCTAGAACCGTTAGATGCGGAAAACGATAGAGTCATGATTTGCGGTTCAATGCCTATGAATTTAGAATTAAAAGAATTCTTAGAAGATCGAGGATTCACAGAAGGCACCATGAAGGAGCCAGGAAGTTATGTACTAGAAAAGGCGTTTGTAGGGTGAGTGGGCAACGACGTTGGCTTAAAACTTGGGCAAGGACAGTTGGTATGCCAATTGGGCTCAATGATGAAGACAAGCCAGAGTTCCTTCCTATTAGACAAACTGATGTAAAGAAAGCATTAATAGCAAGAACGTTTTGGATAGTACTACACATTGTTACTTGTATTTTTATTATAGCAGGTAATGGTAAAGTGTTAGGAGTATGGTAATGAGAACGCAAGAAGATAAAGAAAAAATATTAGACAGATATAAACCTTCTAAGTATCTAGTTGGTGCAGTTACACCGTCAATGATTGAATATTTGTTAGAGTATTTTCGTGGATCTGAAAAAATTATAAAATATAAACAATCAGGATCACAAGGACCTGTTGTAATGAATTATAGTCCAGATAGAGACGAGAAACAAGAATGGTTTAATCCAGTTCAAGAGTTAGTATGGGATATTTTAGGATCAAATTGTTATGTATGGGGTAGTAATATATTTAGAGTTGAAAAACCTCATATTGCACACAATGACGACTATGAAGAAAAAATTTATCCTATATATAAAACTTTGGTATTACCTTTAGAAATAAGTAAGCAAACAAATTTTGTAACATTTGATCAAGCATATTTAGATGGTCCTGTTAAATTATTTAGAGGATACGATCCGGTACCTGAAAGCTATTACAATAAAAGTTTAACTGATTATTCAAATATCATTAATTATACTGATAAACCTTTTGACAAAGAAATACATCAAAAGTACTTGAGTCATTTACCTTATGAGTCATTACATGGTTTAACTGTAGAAAAAGTAATTCCATGGGTACCAGGAAATGCTATTATATTTGATATGGGTAGAATACATTCTGCATCAAACTTTGTAGCTGAAGGTATAACTCATAAGATAGGTTATAGTATATTTACGGCTAAAGAGTTTAACTAAATAGTATAGTAGGTTATCTTGGCCCGGGATTGAAAATCCTATAGGACTAAAGCCATCGGAAAAACCTATTTAGTGGAGAGTAAGATGAGTTTAATAGGACACAACTCAAAGTCAACTAAATTAATAATAGATATTACCGATATCTATGATCAACGTGACCGAAAGAAAAAAGAATTAAAGTTTTATACTGTAGAGCTTGAAAAACTAATGGCTAAATTAGGTATGATACAACAAGACATTGGCGTAACTGAAACTATTATCAGACTAATAGAAAACGAACAAATACTTGATTTACAAGAAGCCATTAGAGAAAAAAGAAAATTAACAAAGGAATAGAATGAACACATTATATCTAGTATGCAGTCATAGCTGTCTTAGTCAAATGGAAGTACCTTATTTGCTAAACAACAGTCCAAATCTACATGGCACAAGTCAAGCAGGAGAACATTGGGCTTCATATGAACTTGACGGCAAATCTATAGATCACGAACCTGGTATCTTAGGTAAAATAAGAGTACATGATGATTATTGGAATATAGAAGGAGGTGACAGTCAATATTACAATTACAACATAAGAAACACCATGGAAATTACAGTACCACAATTAGATGGACTATTAAACTTAATTAATAATAAAAGTATTGCAGTACTATTACACGCCCAAAATTATAAAGACATTTGGAAGTGGAGTAGAGAACTTCCTGTTATTATGATTAGAACTGCTATAGACGAATGGGATGGAAACGTAGTACATTGGGCGGCAAGAGAATATAATACTCTTATGTTAGACTCAAAAAATAATAATAATAGTACAGATAGTCATGCATGGCCTGGAGTAAAAGAAGTAGTAGATAAGTTTCAATCTAAAAAGGCTTATAACAATCTTATTGACGAGTGTGAAGGAGATATTATTCTTAAACAAAGTCAATGGACAACACTAGAAGGTTTAGATACATTATGGAAAACTATAGGTATTGATGCACCAGATCAAAATTGGATAAATCAATATTATGAAGATTTTCAAACTCATCAAGAGATTGATGAAACAGTAGCAACAGAGTTAACAAATGAATACAATCTTAGATCATAACAACGTAGTTTTATTTTCTGATTTAATTAAAATATATCTTTTTAAAGAAGAAAAGAAAGTAAAAGTATCTTTTAAAATTACTGATTACATAGTTACAAATTTTGCAGTAACACAAGATCAATTTGAAGAAATACTTGCTAAATGGAAAACAGAAGATGGCATACAAGGTATGCAATCAAAAGACTGTGGTAAGATTTGGTGGTATTACAATGACTGTGGTCCTAGACCAGCACGTTTACCAGCAAGTTATGTAACTGTAAGTTTTAAAAGATATAACTTTAGATTTTCTGTAGCAGAAATGTTAAAATTAAAAATAGAGTATTCTAGGCAGAAAAATAACAAAATGCATTGGGACGAATGAGAGAACATTTAAAAAATTTAAAAGCACACAGTTTAGATATATGTGTAGGTTGGCACCTACATGATGATCTAGATGGCTTTGTGAAAGGCTTTTCTCAGAATTTAATTGAGTATTATCATAAACAATTAGAAGATTATGGAGTACAACAATTCATTGGAGACTCTGTAGATGACTTGAGAAATATAGCTGACATAAATGGTTTTAAAAGAGTATTAGTTATAAAGCAAGGACAAGTATTTCCTAACTTTAGCCAGTTTATGACAGAGGTATCAAAAGCAGAAACTGGTACGGTAATATTTCCTAGTTCATTTGATGGTGTGTTAGACTTTAATAATCCAGATACTAATAATATGTCAAGATTAATTGATATGTTAAATTTACAAGTTTCATTTGTAGCAAATACAGATAATGCAAATCTTGCTAGACGTTATATGTCAGCAGATAAAGATATTAAGTTTACAAAATTAATTACAAGTGCTGGTGGATTAAATCCTATACTGTATCCATTTTCTTTAAACTTTAGAGCAGGTACAAATGTAGATGTTGTAGATATAAGCAACATAGCATTAATAAATGCAAAACGTTGGGTTACTGAATGGGATGGACATCAACAAGATGTTTTAAGTTTTGTAGACAAATTAATTAAATCTATGTCACCTAGTATACATCAAGAAGCATTTATAACACGTGGTGCTAGGATGAAAAATGATATGCAATACTTACTAGATGAACAAGAAGGTTTTGATCTATGGTTTGATTCTGAATTTCCTGGAATAGAATATAATTATTACAAACATGATTTCTTTAATACTAAAGATAATGAAAAATTAGTAAGAACAATAGCTGATAACGTAGGTAACGTTTATATACATTTAAGCAATATATTTGATTATCAAGCTACGGCGTTTTACTACAGTTTAAAAACAAGAGTACAATTATTGAATAATTTTATAAGTTTAATAAAAACAAATAACCTTGGCAAAAAGGTTATGATAGCATATGTAGATCCACAAGGTCAATACAAGCCAAAACCAATATGGGTAGATGATATTGAACCACAAGATATGCTACCTAAATTTCAAACATTTCCTTGGCAATAATCCAAAAAATCGCATAAAATAAGGGTATTTTTTTCTCTTTTTCTGGTTGACTTTTATACCAAGATGTCTTATTATATATGTATAGTTAGAAAAAAGGAGAATATATGAAAACAGTAGAACAAATGGAAATGGAAGATTTAAGGGGAGAGTTAAACGAACTTAAATTAGGTTTAGGTGGAATCGGTACAAAAGACGTTATGAGAATGCATAATATAGAAGATGAAATTGATTGGAGACAGGAAAGCGGATTTGCTGATTATACTGCTCAAGAAATACAAGATGAATTAATTGAAAAAGGTGATATTACTGAAACTTATATGGAGGCACAATAATGAGACATTTTAAAATTAATCCATATTTGGTTAAAAAAGGTTTTTATGTAAGTTCAATGAATTGGGGAGATATACCTGGTGATGGATTTGAACTTATTTCAAGTGATGTTGTAGCAGGTCCTTTTAAGACTGCTAAAAGAGCACACGAAATTCTGGAAAGTAAATTTAATACTGATCCAATGGAATATGCAGTACACGGTCCAGCTAAGACACCAAATGGAGATATTTGGTATAACAAAAATTACTATGGGGAGATTGTTTAGTGGAAAACATTACAAAACTAGAAACTTTATATAAAAGAGATACAACAGGTAAAGTTCGTATATGGGAAGTTGAATATGGATACACAGGTGATACTGCTGGTACAAGAACTATTAGTGGTACACAAGATGGTCAAAAAGTTACCAGTGAATGGAACCTAAGCACTCCTAAAAATGTTGGCAAAGTAAATGCCACTACTGCATTAACACAAGCAGAAGCAGAAGCAAAGGCTTTATGGGATAAGAAAGCTGAAAAAGAATATTTTACAGATGTAAATAAAATTGATAGCTATGAAAAGTTTAAGCCTATGTTGGCACATGACTATACTAAAAGACCACAAAGTAGTGGATACAGTCAGCCAAAGCTAGATGGTATTAGATGTGTAGTTGATAAAAATGGAATGTGGACTAGAGCTGGAAAGCCAATTAATAGTTGTCCTCATATTCTTGAATCATTAAAAAAGTTTATTGAAGATAATCCAAATATGATTATAGATGGTGAACTTTATAATCATGAATTAAAAGCAGATTTTAATAAAATTACAAGTCTTGTTAGAAAAGTAAAATGTAGACCAGAAGAGATTGCTGAAAGTGCTGAGTTGGTACAATATCATATATATGATTGTTTTGATAGTAATAATCCTACTGCTAATTTTGTAGATAGAGTTAAAGTATTAAAGTCTCTTAGATCAGATATTATTAGACCTGTAAGAACAGATATTTGTGAGACACAAGAAGAGCTTGATGTTTGTTATAGTGATTATATGGAAAATGGTTACGAAGGACAAATGGTTAGAAATAATACACCTTATGAAAACAAAAGAAGTAAGAACTTGCTAAAAAGAAAAGAGTTCAAATCTGAAGAATATAAGGTTGTTGAAATGTTAGAAGGCTCAGGTAATTGGGCTGGATATGCAAAAAGGTTTATGCTAGAACTTCCAGATGGAAGAAAGTTTGGAAGTGGTATAAGAGGACAACAAGCACAATTAAAGGCTTTATGGGAATCTAAAGATGCTCCAGACTGGGCTACTTGTAGATTTTTTGATTATACTCCAGATGGTGTTCCAAGATTTCCTGTAATAGTTGATTATGGAAAAGGACAAAGGGAGGACTAATGAAAGACTATAGCAAAGATAATCCACACCAGGATATTGGTAAAAAGAAATATAGAATAAGACAAAACTATAACATATGGGTAGAGTATGATGTAGTAGCTAATTCTAAAGATGAAGCTGAAGAGGCTGTATTAGAAGAAGGCGGTATTGAAAAAATTGAATGGAAAGATGGATTCCATGAAGGCGAAGAAGTATCAGTATATGCTAATGATTGGAATACAGACTATTCACAAGATTTATATAGCACAAAGAAAATAGAAGAATGTGTTCCTTATGAAGATAGCGAAGGAATATATTATGATGACCCTGAATGGACATCAGATGACTTTAGATGGAAGAAAGAAGATTAATGCAATTTGATATAACAACAGGTAATTATTTTGGAACATTAATGTGTCGTTTAGTAGATGAATCAAGGCGATTGCTAAAAGAAGATGACAAGAAATTTGATCCTACACCTGAAGCACACAAGATACAGAATGATATGTGCAAGGCAGGTGATTATTTGAGATTGTTAGATCAACCTACAATGATTATAGCAAATATACCTCAACCGGTAGTACGAGAAGCTATGGATAAATCTATACCTCCATATAGAGAATATGCAGGTAAACTAGTAGAACATTTTATAAAGTCTTGTAAAGAGCAGGGTGGAGACCCGGTCAAAGTTGACAAATACTTTAACGAAAATTATAAATGGAAATAGGAGAAAAAATGTTTCAAATAATTTATATACCACGTATTCATGATGAAGTTGCAGTAGCACAATTTGCAACCAAAAATGAAGCTGAAGCTTATATGGAATTGATTAAAGAAAAAAGACCAAAAGCATATCCACATCATTATATTAAGGAGCAAGAAGATGGAAATAACTAATGAAACAATTCAGCTATATAAAAAAAGAGTAGCTAATTGTATAAAAGCGGCAAATATGTCAAAAAAAGACACTTGGGCTTACAATTTCTGGATGCAAACTGCATCAAAAATTACAAAAAAACTTGAAAGGATGAGAAAACCCTTGTAATTAAAGGGTTTTTTATTTAACTTTTTTTGATTAAAAGGTTGACATTTATACCAAGATGTCTTATTATATAAGTATAGTTAGAAACAAAGGAGAATATAAATGCAAAAAGAAATAGACACTTTAATCCAAGCAATTAAAACAGACTACATTAATTGGACTACTTCAAATGGGACAAAAGAAATGAGTAGTTATAGTCAAGGTGTAGTTGATTCAATGGAAGATAACATTCAAGTTAAAGAAGGTAAGAAATACATCAAGATTATTAGAGAAAATAGTGTTTGGGGTTTTATATCTAAAGTAGACTTCAAACATTTTAGAAAAGGTGATATTCTTAAAGCGGCAGGTTGGAATGCTCCTGCACTTAATGCTCCAAGAGGTAATATTTTAGATGGTGGATATACTGTTAGATGGACAGGCCCACTTTACTTAAACTAGAGGATATGCAATTGATTGATAGAGCACTTAAATTTTCTACTGCGGCACACGCCGCAGTAAACCAGAAACGGAAGTACACAGGTGATGATTATATTGTTCACCCTATTGCCGTTTCTGAAATTGTTGCGGCATTTGGCGGTACAAAAGAAATGATTGCCGCGGCCCTTTTACATGATACAGTTGAAGATACTAATGTAACCAGAGAGCAAATTGCTGAAGAATTTGGTTGGAAAGTTTTTAAGTTAGTTGTAGAATTAACTGATGTAACTAAACCAGAAGATGGCAACAGAGCAATACGTAAGGCTATTGAAGCTAAACGTTTGGGTATGGCTAGTAAAGAAGCACAAATGATTAAACTAGCAGATCTTATTGACAACACAAAATCAATAGTTGAGCATGATCCAAAATTTGCTGAAGTTTATATAAAAGAAAAAATAAATCTATTAGAAGCTATGGATAAAGTACATGGCACAGATCTATATATGAAAGCTAACCTTCAACTTATGGAAATTCATGATTGAAATTTTTGATATATTTGTGTCAGCACGTATTGAATTGCAGATAACTTTATTAGTATGGTTGGTAGCAATACTATACCATGTATTCAAAGACACAAAAAATAGGGATAAATATTAATATGATATCAATAGAGATGACTATCGTTCTAGTTGCATTTACCATTGCCTGTGCTTATTTCAATTTTAGAAGTGGGCATCGTGAAGGTGTAATGCAAGGTATGGAACTTACATTAAGGTTATTAGAAGCTGACAATAAGATAAGAATTGTTCGAACCAAAGATGGTAATGAAGAAATTCGTCCCATCGAGGTTCACAGTGACAAGTCATAATCTAATTTCATTAGAAGATATATTTGCATATCAAGACACAGGTGAGTGGCCAATGGTTGACTCACACTTGCTATCTACTACCTATAACAATAGATGGGAAATGGCAGATAAATTATTCAAAGAATTAGATAAAGATCTTTTTGATAAAGTAAATAAAGAAAAACAATACCAAGATTGGCAGGACCCAGAAATACCAGAAAAGAGTTATTCAAAGAAATATTCAGGATCAGCTCTAAGTTATGATGATGATTATATGGTTGGTCCACATGATTGGGATAGTGAGGTGAATATAGGCGATTACGTGCAACGTAGAAAGGCGTATATTTACGATTGGACTAAAGATGGGCTACAACATACCACAGAAGCTATAAGCTATTTTACGGGTATGCATGAAGCTTTTAAACCGGTATTAGAACACTATTTGTATGAATGTTATTCAGACCAACTTGATTTAATTGAGAAATTACTTTACAAACTTATGATAATACAGTATAATACTCCTATAGCCACAGAACAAAATAGAGTTCAACATAGGAAGTTCAACACAGAAAGATTTGGTGACGAACATTGTGATGAAACGTTAGGTGGTTTACATTTAGGTGAAAATTATGCTGAGTTTAGAGCTAAGAATACAAAGTCAAATAAATGGGAACTTATACATCAATTAGCTGGAAATAAGATGCTATGGATGTTTGGAGAAAATGCAGAACGTAGTGGACTAATACCAACATACCACGGAATGCAACATAACCCAGGTAAAGACTTAAATACTAGATATAGTATAATATTTGATTTACAAGCAAGATATAAACAATAGGAGATAAAATGCTTATACCAACAGTAATAGAAACAACAGGTCGCGGTGAACGTGCATACGACATTTACAGTCGTTTGCTTAAAGATCGAATTGTAATGCTTAATGGCGAAGTTAACGATCATTCAGCTCAATTAGTAGTAGCACAAATGCTATTTTGTGAGTCACAAAACAACGCAGAAGATATTAATTTTTATATCAATAGTCCTGGAGGTGCAGTAACATCAGGTCTTGCAATTTATGATACGATGCAATTTATTAAATCTCCAGTAAGTACAATCGTAATAGGGCAGGCTTGTAGTATGGGTAGTTTCCTTGCAATGGCAGGTGAGCCAGGTAAACGTAATATATTACCTAATGCTAGAACTATGATACACCAACCAAGTGGTGGTGCAGGTGGGCAGGCTACTGACATGGAAATACAAGTAAAAGAGATTATTAAAATAAAAGAAAATTTAACAAAAATCTATGAAAAGCATAATACTGCTAATAAGTCGTATGATGAACTATCAAAAGCTATGGAGAGAGACAATTATCTAAGTGCAGACGAGGCAGTTGCCTTTGGTTTAGCAGATAAAGTAGTTTCTCGCAAAACATAGTAGTTTTTAAATCTTAAATATTGAATAAATACATGGCATAGACTATATCTATGTTATTAAAAGAAATGTGAAATTATATGTATACCTATAATGCTAGATTAATTAGAGTAATAGATGGAGATACTGTAGATTTAGAAATAGATCTAGGGTTTGATTTATCTGTTAGACAACGACTAAAGTTGTATGGAGTTGGTACTCCAGATAGCAGATCCGCTGACTCTAATACTAAACAAAAAGGTTTAGAAGCAAAACAACGTTTAACAGAATTGTTACCAAGACAGTTTAAAATTATTACTATCCTTAATAAGCGAGGAAAGTATGGTAGAGTGTTAGGAACTATATTCATAACAGAAAAAGACACAGGTAAAGAAGTAAACGTTAACGAACTGATGGTCACAGAAGGCCATGCAGTAAAGTATACTATTCAAGGGAAATAATATATGAGGTATTTTGGTTATTGGACAATATTAGTGGCTCTGGCAATTAGTGCAGTAGCGGCCTACTACAGTATCGTTGGCTTGGTTGCTATATTCTCCGCGGCTATGATACCTATTATTATCATGGGTTCCGTACTAGAAATTGGTAAACTAACGTCGGCAGTATGGTTACATTTACATTGGCGACAGGCACCCATTCTTATTAGAACGTATCTCTCCGTGGCAGTACTGTTGCTCATGTTTATCACGAGTATGGGTATATTTGGCTTTTTAAGTAAAGCTCATATCCAGCAAACAAGTCTAGCCACAGAGAACGTAGCTCAAATAGAGATTATAGAAGACAGTATTGTTAGAATTAAACAAGATGTAGTTAGATTTGAGACAAAGATTTCAAACTTTGAAAATAAAGATGATAAAATTGATACTACAATACAAGATAAAATTAATCAAGAGCAAGAAAGAATTAATACTGCATATGATGGTGTTAATCCTTCTATTGAAGAATTAAATGAACGTATAGAAAAGCAATTAGCTGATAGAGAAAAAACTATAGAGCCATACACTCGTGAATTAGATAAAATTCAAAAAGACTTAGAACTAATAGATATGTATGTAGCAACAGAAAATATTAAGAAGCTACAAGGCATGATTGGTGCTAGACAAGATGGTAGATATGGTAGTAGAACTGCTAAAGCAGTTAAAGAGTTTAGACAAGCTAAAGATGAACGTAAAGACGAAATTTTAAAAATTATAAACAACATAAAAACACAAGAAGATCCAGTAATTGTTGATGCTAGAAATGAGATCAAGAGACTAAGAGCACTAGCTGAACAACAAATTGCTGACTCAAATGAGTTAATTACTAGACTCAGAGCACAATTAGGCCAGGGACAGGTTGAAGATAGTACAGAAGAAATAATTGCATTAAGAGATAATATCAAAGCATCTAATGTAGAGCTTGGCGATCTATATAGCAAGAAAATTGCGTTAGAAGGCGAAAGCAGACAATTAGAAGCAGAAGTTGGCCCGGTTAAATACATTGCAGAATTAATTTACGGTGACGAAGCAACAAGAAATATGTTAGAAGATGCCGTTAGATTTGTTATGTTAATTCTTGTTTGTGTTTTCGATCCGTTGGCCATTGTACTTGTTATCTCAGGTATTATATTGGTAGAAAGGTATCCCAGGCCGGGCAAGAAAACAAAAATCTTAAATGAAAAAACAGTACAAGAAGAACAAACTGAATCTAGCGAAGACAGCAACATCAGAGAAGATGATACAGATATTGAGATCGAGCCAGAGACTACCAAAGAGTCTGATGTACAAGATAAAGTTTTGGAACAAACACTCGAAATAGCAGAAAAAATTCAAGAAGAAGATAAAGAAATTCTTGAGGCACTTGCTAAAGATACTGAATCAGAAGGATATCTTGAATCTAAAGATACTCCACCAGAAATTTTTAAAGACGAGAAGGGTGAAGAATATACAGTAGACATTAAAACCGGCGAACGTAAGTATGTAGTCAACAAGGTTCAATGGGAACTAAATAGTAAAGAGAGATCAGCGGCAAAGAAAGAAAAAAAAGAATTAGTAAATAAAATTGTTGCTGAAATGAAAAGCACCGGAAGTTGGCCAGGTACAAGTTATATGGAAGGCGAAGGTGTTGTTAAAAAGAAAATTGAACAAATATTTGCTGATGATGCATCTTTAGAACTAAAAGAACTTATATCAAGAGCAGATGAAAAAGTATTACAAGAAGTGTATAACACAATATTAAAAGATATTAAGAAATGAAATTAGACAATAGTTCTTACACAGTCACACCTCCTGATTTAATGTTGACTGAACACGGTGTAAGTGTACTAATAACCAGTACCAATCAAAAGTTAATAACAAAAGTAAAAGATATATTTGAAAAATATATTGCAACAAGCATTGTATTCTATATACAAAATAAACTAACTAACTCAAATACCCTACCATGGCTATGGAACGTATCAAAAACTTGTGAATTTATGATTATTGATCTTGATACCTGTGCAGAAGCAGATATAATTGCAGGATTAATGAAACCAAGAGACGATGAAAAAGTTGTACTGTTTTACAGTGATAAGTACACTAGAAGAGATACGATAAAACTAATAAACGCAACAGGCGAAAATTTAGTAGTCACTAAGATGGAAGATGTACATAACTATATAAGGTTACAAATGAACCCAGAGTATTTTGATGAGACCAAATGATATAATCTGCAATTTTTGCGGAAAAGGTAGAAACCAAGTAAAAAAATTATTAGCAGGTGAAAATGCTATGCACATTTGTTCTGATTGTGTAGAGTTATGTCACGGCATATTACAGAACAATGAAATTAAAATAGAAAATACAATAGAAAAGAAATTTAATCTTCCTACACCTAGAGAAATACACAAGCATTTAGATGATTATGTTATAAGTCAAGATAAAGCAAAGAAAACTTTAAGTGTAGCAGTTTATAATCATTATAGAAGAATTACATCAGATACAAAAACAAAATTACAAAAAGGAAATGTGTTTATTGCAGGTCCTACAGGAACTGGTAAAACATTAATGGCACAAACACTAGCCAATCATTTAGATGTTCCATTTGTTGTAACAGATGCTACAGTTATTACCGAAAGCGGTTATGCAGGAGAAGATGCAGAAGTATTAATACATAAATTATTTCAAGCGGCAGATTACAACGTAGAAAGAGCAGAACGTGGTATAATTTATGTTGACGAAATAGATAAAAAAGCAAAACGTAATGACTTTGTAAGTTTAAGTAGAGATGTAAGTGGTGAAGGAGTTCAGCAAAGTTTATTAAAGCTAATAGAAGGTAGTAAAGTAACAGTACCTAATAAGCCTCAAAGTAATCCAGAAAAAGTAATTGTTGATACAACCAATATATTGTTTATTGTTGGTGGTGCATTTGTTGGTTTAGAAGAAGTAGTTGCTAATAGACTTGGTAAATCAAAAATAGGCTTTAATGGTGAAGAAGGTCATAAGATAGAAAATTGGACAGAGTACTTACAAACCAAAGACTTGGTAAAGTATGGATTAATACCAGAATTTATTGGTAGGTTTGCAAGTACCAACGTATTATCCCATCTAAGCAAAGAAGACTTGGTAAAGATATTAACAGAACCAAAAGATGCTATTGTAGAGCAAATTAAAGAATTATTTTTACTTGACAAAATACAAATAGAGTTTAAAATGGAAGCATTGGAAGAGGTAGCAGACATAGCAATAAAAGAAGAAATAGGGGCCAGAGGGTTGCGTAAGATACTTGATGGTGCATTACTTGAATTACAATATAGGTTACCAGAAATGTCCAGTGAAGGTATAAACAAAATTATTATTACAAAAGATGTTATTTCTAAAAACGCAGAACCCCATTACATTAAGAGCACCAATGCAAAATAGGAATTTTAGAAGAAGAGATACAAAACCTTTGTATACTGCAAATGAACGTATTAAATTTGCAGAAATACGAGTTTCCTTTCCAGATGGCGATAGTCAGGTCATGTCTACAAAGGAAGCCTTAGCAAAAGCAAAAGAAATGGAGTTAGATTTAGTACTAATAGCTGAAAAAGCTCAGCCACCAGTATGCAGAATTATCGCACTCAATAAACATTTGTATGAGCTAAAGCAAAAACAAAAGCTGGCTAAAAAGAAACAACGCGAAAGCATTGTAGAAATTAAGGAAATACGAATGGGTGTAAACATTGATATCCATGATTTGGAAACAAAAGCTAATATGGCTCGTAAATTCTTAGATAAAAATAACAAACTAACAGTTATGGTGACAATGAAAGGCAGAGAACGTGGCAGACCTGAGTCCGCTAAAGAAGTGCTAAATAAGTTTGCAGAAAAACTTAATATCAAATTTGAACATATTAGTGTTCAAAGTCACAGAGTAACTGGAAAAACATAGAAAACATATGGCATATAATAAAAACTATACAAAAAATTGGCAGTCAAATGATAGACGGCCTACTAGACGTGACGATCAACCCAAAGTAAAAGGTTTAACTGTTGAAGTTAGAAACGGAAACCTTGAACAAGCTATGAGAAGACTTAAAAAGATGATAGCAAAAGAAGGTATAATGCAAGAAGTTCGTGACCGTAGACACTTTGTAAGTAACACGGAAAAAAGAATCAAAGCAGAAGCGGCTGGTAAAGCTAGACATCGTAGACGAATTGCTATGGACAAACCAAAATAGATCTATAAATATCTTTATAGGAAGGCATAATTATGACAAGAACTCAGACAAGTGATGTAGCAGAGATTACAAAGTTAAAATCTCCACCTAAGTATTGTGTAATACTACTCAATGACGATTCTACACCTATGGAATTTGTTATTAATATATGCCAAACTATTTTTAATAAAACAAAAACAAAAGCAGAAGCTATTACGTTAGAAGTACATAAAAAAGGTAAAGGTGTAGCAGGCACCTATAGCTACGAAGTAGCAGAACAAAAATGCGTAGAAACTGTAACAGAAGCCAGAAGAAATGGTTTTCCTTTAGATGTTACATTAGAAAAAACAGAGTAAGTTAAACAAATATGAAAATAGCAATCACGCAACGTGTGATTGACTTTCGAAACGGTCCATATGACAGCATAGATCACGGATTTTATGATATGTTCAATGGACATACTTTACGGCCTATTCCAAATCACTTAGATCATTATCAAACAGATTTAATAGTCAGTAGCGATATTATAGTGTTCACAGGTGGCAATAGCATGATACCCGGAAATTGGCAGTACAATGAAAATAGATTAAGAGTCGAAAAGCACACGTTAGATTTAGCAAGACTGTACAACAAACCTATTTTAGGAATAAGTAGAGGTTGCCAATTCTTAACTACTAGCCTAGGAGGCAGTATTAAAGAAAATGGTAGACATACTCACGATCATATCGTATATTATAATGATAGTGAAGTTAAAGTTTGTAGTAGGCACGAAGAAGTATTAGATAAGATACCTGCAGGTGCCACTTGTTTAGCTACAGATGAAGATGGTAATTGCGAAAGTTGGAAGTTAGATAACATTATAACAGTATTATGGCACCCAGAAAGAATGAATACACATTGGTTACCATATGAAGCATACGGAATATTAGGAATATAAATGACAAAAATATTAAATTTTTTTAAAGAAAGCTATGCTAAAGATAGGCTAGCCTTTTATGCAGAAATAGTAGAGACAACAGTTCTCATTATGGCAAGTGCAATATTAAGTTTTACAATACTTGACCCTGCTACAGAAATTTTTATTCCATTATATTTGGTAGGTAGTATACTTGCAGTATTCAGTACATACAGACGTGGTAGTAGTGCAGTTGTACTATGTACGTGGTTTACTCTAATGAACGGCTGGGCTTTTATACAGTTGTTTATATTATAAGGATTATTTAAATGAAAATAGGATTTACTTGTTCAACATTTGATTTACTACACGCCGGGCATATTGCTATGTTGCGAGAAGCTAAGGCACAATGTGATTATTTAATAGTAGGACTACAAACAGATCCTACAATAAGTAGACCAACAAAGAATTCACCTATACAAACAGTAGTAGAAAGATATACACAATTAAAAGCAGTAGGGTATGTAGATGAAATAATTCCATATACTACTGAACAAGATTTAGAAGATATACTTTCTATGTATAATATTAATGTACGAGTATTAGGTGAAGAATATAAAGAAAAAGATTTTACAGGAAAAGATATCTGTAAACAGAGAGATATTTCTCTATACTTTAATAAACGAGACCATAGATTCAGTTCAACAGAATTGAGGCAACGGGTTAACACAAAGGAAATGAAAAATGAGAGTGCGTGAAGAAGTTAAACTAAATTTTGAAGATGTATTAATGGAACCAAAACGTTCTACACTATCAAGTAGACGTGATGTACAAATGACTAGAAAGTTTACATTCCGAAACTCTGGTAAAGTGATTGACTTCTGCCCTATATTTGCTAGTAATATGGATGGTGTAGGTACGTTTGAAGTTGCTAAAGTATTACAAGAACACAAAATGATGACTGTAATTACAAAAAGTACAACACTAGATGAATGGAAAGCGGCCGCAGGTACAGGTTTACGTTTACAGAGTGTAAGTGTATGTACAGGAACAAATCGTATGTACGATCCAGACGCAGAAGATTATTCCAATATGCAGGCAGTATTAAAATCATTTCCTGATGTAAAAATGATTACTGTTGATGTTGCCAATGCTTATCACGAGAATTTTGTAGACTTTATTAAAATGGTAAGAGAAGAATATCCAGATAAAGTTATTGTAGCAGGCAACGTAGTAACTCCAGAAATGGTAGAAGAACTAATTATAAATGGTGCTGACGTAGTTAAAATTGGTATTGGGCCTGGATCAGTATGTACTACAAGAACAATGACAGGTATTGGAGTACCACAGTTTTCAGCTATATTAGAATGTGCAGATGCGGCAAATGGCGTTGATGGACATATTATGGCAGATGGTGGTTGTGTACATCCAGGAGATATTGCTAAAGCACTTGGCGGTGGAGCTCATATGGTAATGATTGGTGGAATGTTAGCTGGTCATAAAGAAGGTGGTGGTAATATTATTACTAAACATACTGCTACTGGTGGAGCTCATAAGCTAGATAATGGAACATATGTTCCACACTTTGAAGAACAACAGTTTGTTGAGTTTTATGGTATGAGCTCAGATCGTGCTAGAGAGAAACATGGCAAACGAAAAGATGGCTATAGAGGGAATGAAGGTAGACATATTGTTATGCCTTATAGAGGACCTATTAACGATACAGTAGAAAACATACTAGGTGGAGTTAGATCTGCGGCTACTTACATTGGAGCAAGGCGTTTAAAAGATATGCCAAAATGTGCAACATTTGTAAGAACGCATAATGTCATCAACAGAACTTACGAACAATTCACTGTAAAATAATTGTTGCTCAAATAGCATAACAGCCTTGCACACAGGCATTGCTAAATAGACTGCATTTTTTGCATGGCGATGATAAATAAAAGTGAATACAAAAAAGCGACCTCAGCTTTTAAAAAATGAGAAGGCACTAGGGAAAGACCAGGGCGTGCCGACGCCTCAAAACCGACTGACACCGGAAAAGACTGGAACAAATGGATGCTTTCCCGAGAACGTATCCCAAACATATAATGGAGTAATAAGATGACTCGAACTTTGAGTGCTCTTGTAACGGCTATTTCTGATGTTTTTGTTACCAAACACAAGTCATCAGATGCAGACTTACTACTATGGGCAAAAACAGAATATGGTAATGACTGGCGTTATGCCTTTCAATGGATGAAAGATAACCCAGGTGCGGTACCATTTAAAACACCAGCCGTAATAAAAACAGCGATTAAAAAGGATATAACAAATGATGAATACTTTGGCGTCTAATTATTGTGCTATGTGCGATGCAGTAGCAGAATGGACAAAAAACTTTTTTGCAAGGTTAATTGAAACCTTCGAAACAATTGGCAGAGCAAGAGCGGCGGCTGAATTATCAAGACAAGGTTACTATAAAGAAGCAAAGGCGTTACTATCAGATGATACAAGCAATTAAGAAATTTTTTAGAAATATCACTATGTCTGAAAGTGAACGTTATCTAGCAAATTCAGTAGATTTAGTTGACCTCGAAAGAAGACAACGAAAGCTACAAACTAGAGGATTTAGAGTATAATGTGGCCATACACAGAAGAAGAAAACGACTTTTTAAGTAAATAATACCCTTGCTCATAAACTATAGTGTTAACTAGCATAAATAGTTATATGAGCAAGGTACACCTATTATCACAAGTCATCACTAATCTGCAACAACAAACTAGTCAACAAGACAAGTATGACTTATTGTGTCAATACGAAAAAGAAGCTATCTTAAAAAGAGTGATAAGCATAGCATACAATCCTTGGATTAATCTTGAAATGCAAAACTTTGAACCTAAAAGAATGGGTAAAAAGTTTGGTATGAGTATACCTAAATTCTTACATATCATTGATGATATTGTTGACGATAAATTTACACAAAAAGAAAAAGAATTTTCTTGTCAAATGGCAATGATGCATATAAACATTACAGAAGCACCACTTTTTATAAAGCTAATTAGACAAGATTTAGATTTAGGATTAACAAGCGAAACTATTAACAAAGTTTGGCCTGGACTTATAATGAGTTATCCTATAAGTTACCCAGGTGCAGGAGATTATAAAACGTTTAATCAGTTTCCAGCGGCAGTACAGCCCATTAGTAGAGGACTAAGAGTAAACATAATAATTCACAAAAACAAAGTTTCATATAAGGACAAATCAGGCCAGGACATAGAAGGTTGGAATATATATGACAAACAGTTTATTAATCTTGCACAAGGTAACAATACAGTATTTGACGGTCACGCAGTAGTAACAAAAGACGTAGAAATAATTGAAACAGATAATCAAAAAGTATTAGAAGCAGATCCTAAAGATATTAGATTTATGTTGTGGGATGTAATTAGATATGATGGATTTATAAAAGGTGAAGATACTAGAGTTGGTTATAACTGGCGTCATAATGGAATAGAACATATGCAGATATTAGCAATAGATAAAAATAAAAATCCTTGTTATGATTTGTTACGTGCTGATTTAGTTGGCAGTCAAGAACAGTTAGAAATGTCAGTTAAGAAAATAAAATCTTGTGTTGTTAAAGCATTAGACGGTACTTGGAAACAAGGTATAGATAATTCGCAAATTATTATTAATTAATTCTGCCAACAATTCTTTTAATATATTTTGATCCTAGATGATCATACAGTCCATCAAATAATTGAAATTTACTCCAGGCTTTCATTTTGCCTTTTCCTTTATCAAGGAATCTTTGAAACCAAGTCATATTAGTTTTAATCTTCATATCATATGTCATGTAGTATAATTTACCTACGTGTGAGTAGTATCCAAATGGTGGTACTTGACAAACTATATCATTATTATTAACAAAACGATATGCTTCTATGTTTTCAAATTGTTTACCCCATTCTCTATCTCCTACACGTGGACTTCCGTAAGTGTAAAGAACTACATTTTTATATCCTAGTTCAACTAATCTACTTATTACAATAGTAGCCATTGCGGCTCCTAAACTATGCCCGGTAATAACAAACTTATCTTTTTTCTTTTTAGTCTTTAACCATTTTGTAATAGTAGGCCAAAGTTTATCAACTTCACCTTTAAACCCAGAATGAACATTTCCCTCTGTTTCACTATCTGCTGGCCATGCTTTAATATCTGCTAAGATGTCCTTAAATGATGTAGGTTCAGTTCCTCTAAATGCTAACACATTATAATATGGTGTAGATATTCCATAACCTTGTGCATTGTCTACTTCAAAGTATTTTATTTTTTTAAATTTTAGATTTTGTTCTTTTAGATAGTTTTCTAAAACAGCATGGTCCTCGTAGGCATATTCACATATGTTGGCACATATTTCTGAAAACATCCAATCTATATTATTTTTCTGGGTGCTCAATGATCTTCTCCAATTTATGTATAGGTATTCTTTTGTTATCTATATAACGCCATACTTTACCTCTACCGTTGCTTACTTGAAATATAGTTTCTCTATAACCTATACTTATAATAGTGGCTTTTTCTCCATCTAAATATACAATATCACCTGGCTCAAAACCTGGTTTCATTTTCCATCTGATACTTGCTATTAGATCGCCAACCAGTTCTTTAACCCATAACGCCACAAGAGCTGTAAGCCCTAGTGCTATAATAGGTGCAAGAATGTTTGATAATTCAAGAGTTTGTTCGTCTAACATAAACGTATTTATCTTTTAACTTTAGTTTTAACTTTTAATGAGGACATAGGCTCATTTGTTTTAGGGTTTATACTGCATTCTTTTACACATACTTTAGGAGGATTATCGCTATTCCAGCCTGGATGCCATATATCATTATTGTAAAAATCAGACTCTAATATTTCGTCAAAGCTATATTTTTTTAAATTATTAAAATCTTGATCTTTGTTTACCTGTTTTACAAATCTTGGATCTTCTGTTAGTATTTTCACACTAGTACTTTCTGGTTCTCGTTGACTACGATCCCATTGGTTAGCAAAAAAACAGCAAGGCCATACTCTACCTTCAGGAGTTACTTCCCAACTTCTTATATTCTTTTTTTCGTTCCATACCATACATTTTATATTACATCTCATATTGTTTCCAAAAGTTCCTGTGCTAAATTTGTATCTGATGGACTTATAAGACCCCATTTTCTTCTATTCCATTTAAATTTAATTTCGCATGGCATATCTTTTGCTATTTGATTTGCTAAAGGAATTTCAGTCCAGTTCCATGAAAATATAAGATATTCCCATCTGCCTTTTCCACCATTTTGAAAATAACTTTTCATATTATCCATAGCACGATTCCAATCAACACCTTCTCTATATTTCCAATTGGTGTCATGATTTGCTCCATCTACACAAAATTGTATTGAAACTTTTTTTCCATACGTTTCTGCTATATGTTTGTACCAATTAGGTTTACGTAAAGCACCGTTGGTATAAATTTCTATTCTTCTACAATGCGATATTCCTACTTTTATAAATTCGTCTATATCTGGATGCATACAAGGATCTCCATACTCTCCACAAAATTCTATTACATCTAATTCCTTGTTTTTGTTTTCAACAACATTTTTAAATAAATTAATGTCCATATGCTCTAGTTTTAATCCATCAATTGGTTTTCCTGTATCTATATTAGTACGAGCACAAGATCTGCACCTTGCTTGGCAATAAGTTGTAAGAGCAAAATCAATAGAATGTTTCATAACACTAATATTTAGCTTAATTTCAACTTGACACAGTAGACAAAATGCCTTATAATGATATTATATTTGGCACAAAGAAAGTGCTATTAACACGGAGTCATAATTATTATGAAAGGTTTAAAATTACCCCACGTTGGATTTAGAGTAAGACAAGGTGACGAAGAAGCAGAACCAGGTACAGGATGTCCCATTGGTGGTGAATGGATTACTAAAACAACAGACGATTACTTCAAAGGTAAACGTGTAGTGTTGTTTAGTCTACCAGGTGCATTTACCCCTACTTGTTCATCTGAACAATTACCAGGATTTGAAAGTAACTATGATTTAATTAAGTCTAAGGGAATTGATGAAGTATATTGTTGTAGTGTCAACGATAGCTTTGTAATGAATGCTTGGGCTGAAAAAATGCAAGTTAAAAACGTAAAAATGATTCCTGATGGATCAGGAAATTTTACCAGATTTATGGGTATGCTTATTGGCAAAAATCATCTAGGATTTGGTAATAGAAGTTGGAGATATATGGCAGTAATTAACGACGGTGTTGTTGAAGCATGGTGGCAAGAACCAGGAATCAATAATGACGGAGAAGATGAAGATCCATATGGAGAAACTTCACCAGAAAACTTAATTAAAACTTTATAAAGAGAATAAATTGAAAAAAATAAAAGATACATACGATAATTTTTTTAAATGGGTTAAAGGTACTGAGTTAGTAGAACTAACTGACATAGATGTTTCCGAAGATCCTGTAAGACCTGAATTAACACTTGAATGGAGATTAGATGCCTCAAGAAAAATTTATGGTTTAAAATACGAGGATGATGTAGAAGCAATAGTTTGTGTAGCATACACTAATGAAGTACCTATTACAGTTAGAGAAATGGACTATATGAGTCAGGTAGCCTGCCAGGATGGCCAACTTGGTTCTATTGCAATAGCCTATACAGTATGGTCAAGAAAAAGAGGAGCAGGTAAAGAAATCATTAATAAGCTATATGAGTTTTTACGTAGTGAAAGATTAGCAACAAAAAGGTTGGTAACATTATCTCCACTTACACCAATGGCAACACATTTCCATATTAAGAATGGTGCCAAACAAATCAGCATAAACGATACAACACAAAACTTTGAGTATAAATTGGTTGACAATTAAACTTTTACGTGTATAAATATACATTGTGGACGTTGAAGCGACTTGAAGATATTATGGACCTCGGGGCAGTACCGAGCACCTCCACCATAAAAGCATTGGAAAGAAAATGATAGTATTTGATTTACTTGGCTATGTGATACTGGCAAATTTTATTGCTAGTGCTTTTATGATGGGGGTGAACTAGGATCGACAGGTATTGTATGGAAGTGGAGTTTACCGGGTGATTACGTTATTGATCAAACTTTATAAACGCAGAAGATAATTTTGCTATAGCGGCCTAATTTAGGCACGTAGGGGTGGGAACTACCTGGCAACAGAAGTGCCACTGAATTCTTTAGAACTCAGTACTACAAAAAGATAAATTTCTTATCTTTATATCAAGGAAATATATATGAAATATATAATGACAGCGGCACTTGTCGCTTTTACATTTTCTACTGCTAACGCAGAAGATTATAACAACACATCAGTAACTATGGCCGCAGAAGGTCCTGCTTATGGTGTGGAACTATCAACTAATGATACTACAAGAAAAGTAAGTGTCTACAATACGAATGGCGCATTAGATCTAGGAGTACAATTAGTTGACAACGGTACCAATACAGATTTTAATGTATCTGTTGGTAAAACCATCGATAGTAATATCGGAACCGCAGAATCACCATTAGCTACAGTTTATGCATCTGCAGAAGCTGAGTATAATTGGGGCGATAGTTTTACTAAAAACGAAATGCATTTTACTCCTAAAATTGGAGCTAAAAAAGCTATTGGCAACCTAACACCATTTGGTGAATTAGGCTATGGGTTCAAATCAATTGAAGGTGATTATCTTGATATTGATAGAACTACACCGTTTGCTGAAATTGGAACATCAGTTAGCTTAACTGATAACACTTCATTGAAAGCATCTGTAACACAGTCAATGAACACTGATTGGGAAAAAACTGATCGTGAACTTGGACTAAAACTGACAGTTCAGTTTTAATTGATTAGGTTGCGGGTTATCCTTTAAACAAAAACCCGCATTTTTCGATAAATAGATACACACAGATAGGCAGAGGAGATTCATTATGCCGCCTAGAAATCATAAAAATTGGTTAGCACAACCAAATGTTGAATATGTAAGTAGTGAAATATATTCAGATCAAAAAATATTCGAAGAAGAAATAAAACATATCTTTAGTAAAGTATGGGTACCAGTATGTCATTCAAGTGAGATGGACATGACAGGTTGCTATAGAACAACACAGATTGCATTTCAAAATGTAATTGTTATTAGATTTAGTAGTGGAATTGTTAGAGCATTTCATAATGAGAAAGTAACTAAAGTATCTGGTATGGATTTGTCACTTTGTTACCATGCATTATCTTGGAAAGAATTACCATGTGAAACAAAACATGGAGGAATGATATGGGTAACACTAGATACAGAAACAACAACGACAGTAGATGAATGGACTGCTGGTGCATTTGATTGTATCTCTGATGCAATTGATACAGAAGAACTAGAAGTATTCCATTATCATAAAGCAATTATCCCGACAAATTATAAATTATGGCATGATACAAACAGTGAATTCTATCATGACTTCATGCATTATTTTAATAGAGTAACCGGTTTCAACGATGAGTATTTTGCTAGAAAGAATATTCCCTTTGCAAACGGTCATGTAAACGTAAGTAGTTTTACAGTTAATTATACAGAATTTGATAAAGAAGGTGATAGAGGAGAATTAAGTTTTCCTAACTTACCACCAAATCAATGGTATATGGTAGATCTGTTTCCTGGATTCAATTTTAATTTGCGTGGTAGTGCATATCGTTCAGATAGTGTAACTCCACTAGGACCAAATAGTGTTCTTATTGAATTTAGAGGATATGGATTAAAGAAAGATACTCCAGAAGAGCGACAAACCCGTATTAAGCATCATAATACAATATGGGGTCCGTTTGGTAGAAACTTACATGAAGATTTAATAGGTGTAACAGGACAAGGAACGTCAATGGCACCAGGTACTGAGAAAAGAAATATACTGCATGGTAGACATGAAAATGGTACTATACACGACGAAGTTGGTATGCGACATTACTATGCAGAATGGGGGAAACACGTAAATTTGGATCCTTCTAACCCTATTATTAGTACTTGACATTATTCTTAAATCTGTTAATATGTAAGTGGACCATTAGCTCAGCTGGATAGAGCGCCTGTCTACGGAACAGGAGGCCAGGAGTTCGAATCTCTTATGGTCCGCCAAAAGTTTGTTGGCCCATGGTGAAATGGTATCACACCGGTTTTTGGTACCGAGGTTTGAGGTTCGAGTCCTTGTGGGCCAGCCAGAAGATAAATAGATGAATGAAACTGCTAGAGCATAAGCATATCATAATAAGAGCGGAAGTACTTGATCCGCCACGTGCAGAAGAATCAACAAGTGAACAAGTAAAAACTCTGATCAACGATATTGGAATGAAAATTATGATGGGGCCATTTGCGGCCAGATCTACAATAGAAGGTACTCAAGGATTAACAGTAGCAACAATAATAGAAACTTCACACATAGTATTACATACCTGGGATGAAGTATCTCCTGCACTAATGCAATTTGATGTTTATACGTGCAGTCATCTTGATACTGATATTGTATTTAAATGGCTAGAACAATATAAGCCAGTTAAAATAGATTACAAATATATTGATAGAGAGTTTAAATTAGATTTTAAACGTAAAAAGTTTAAACCTTTTGCCAAGGAAATAGTTTAGGTAAGTGTGGAAAATTTGGATCTTCATTAACTTCGTTAATATCAAAACCTCTAATAACAAATTTATCAGGATACTTTTTAAAGAAATCTAAATAATCATTTTCAATTTTTAGTCTAATATTTTTACTATACAATATACTATTAATTTCATAGTTAAAAGCATTACTCACATCAACAAAAACTTTTTTATTAGGATCTTCATCCATTTCACTTTTTAGTTCATTTTTAAATTTAATTATTGACATTAAGTCTAGTACTCTAAATTTATGATTAAATGTTTTATAAGTTGTATTCCACCATTCTACAAAGTCTTCACCTAGTTCTTCTAAATACTCGTCATTAAAATGTAAGTGACTTTCACAAGCATATCTGCTACCAATAATAGGACTTTCTTTTTTATAGTCTTGTACAAACTTAGACCAATTTTTTCCATCCCAATTATTACTGACATACCATTGCATATGTACTGCAATAGGGTCAATATCATATGCAACAAGAGTTCCACCCTCTTGTAAATTATTAATATATGCATTTGCTATTGGACTTAATCCACCACTAGTACTATAAACAGTTTTACATATATGATCTTTTTTTGTTGTTTCTAAACTTTCAGTATTTGCACAATACCATCTTGCGTCCCATAAATCATGTCCTACTTGATATAATTTTTCATAATGGTCCATCATCTCACCGTACAGGTATTCTTTTCCATCTCTTAAATTATTATCCCATATACCTACTTTTTTCTTCTGCTCCATAGCAACACGCAGTAAGTTATGTCCTTCCCATTTACCTTTTACTTGTACAGTTTCATCTGTGGCCCATATTTCAGTGGGATTGTAAGTTTGACCTAGTTGTCCTAATGTAGTTTCAACTCTACCTACTTTTGGTGCAGTCCATTCTATACCATCTTCCTTATCGCCAAGATCTGGTCTACCACTAGCAACCCACCATTCTAAATCAAGGAACAAACATTGAGGATGAATTTGCCACCATTTTTCTCCTCGGTCTAATACGTGTCCTACTATAACACAATCTTTATATTGATTATCCCAATACTCTCTTGACTTTTCAATAAAATTACGTAGTATTATACCTTGTCTACATAGCAGTAATTTTTTAAATCCAGAATCATATGCAAGATTACATAATTTAACAAACTCGTCAGCCTGCACTTGTGGTATGCGTCTATACTTAAAGCTATAAAAATCAAGAAGGTTTTGAGTTATACCTTGTGTAGCTAAATCTTTTATTCTATTGTTTAACAACCAGCCAATACCACAGTCTGCTGGTAGTTTATCAGCAGTATGTTCAAATTGCCAGTGTTTCTTGTGTTTAAATTGATCCATATTTTGTTGTCCTTTTATTAACATAGTACATTACTATTTATTATCTTTAATAAATCAAATTAAGTAGTTGACAACGACTACTAATGATGTTATATTAATAACATTAATGAGAAGGAAAACGGATATGATTAATAGTAGACAAATAGTTGAAATACTAAACGAAGAGATTACCAAGAGCAAAGATATTGAAGATGTCCGTTTGGCACTACAGAAGGTAAAAGATAGAATTGAGTTTCTTGAAGAATTAGAATTTGTTCATCAGCATAAACAACCTGTGTATGATGCAAAAGATTCAAAGGCTCAGAAAGAGACTGCAGAAAAAAAGTTTAACGAGTATTTTAAATAGCCATGGAGTACAGTGAACTTATAAATAAAATACAGGTGCTAACGGAATCAATAGAGGTGTTCCGGAGTCGTATACAACCACATGACACCGGACACCTTTATACAACCATAAGCACACTAGAAGACTACATAGAAGAACTTGAGGCTCAAGTTAAAACCTTAGATCATTAAAGTAAAAAAATACCAAAAAATTGTTGACAAGTCGAAAATTTTGTCGTACTATGTTTATATAAGCTAACAAAAGAGATAGAAATGAAACTTGAAAACCTTAATATGGTAAAAACAAAAGTTCCTAATGGAGTTCAGGCTCTAATAAAGTTTGGACCCCATTACGAACTGAGTATTGTAAAAAGCGATTTCTCATACGGAGGTTCACAAGGACTATATGAGATAGCAGTATACGTAGACAATCAAATGACAGAATTGCCTGGGATTACACAACCAGGAGATACAGTCAAAGGATATCTTACAGAAGACAATGTAAACGATATTATTCATGCAATGACCCAATTGACAAAAAGGGATCCCAAACAAATAAATTAATCAGTTAAATCTACCCGTAGCTCAGCTGGATTAGAGCAACGGCCTTCTAAGCCGTGGGTCGGGGGTTCGAGTCCTCCCGGGTAGGCCAATTAATGCGAGTGTGGCGGAATAGGTAGACGCAACGGACTTAAAATCCGTTATCTTTATGGTGTGTGGGTTCGAGTCCCTCCACTCGCACCAAATTGGGTCCTGTAGTTCAATTGGTTAGAACCCACCGCTCATAACGGTGTTGTTGCAGGTTCGAATCCTGCCGGGACCACCAACTTCTTGATAAATAGATTCTAAAAAAGGAGACTTATGGCAGGATTTAAAGCAACAAGAGGACAAAAATCACATAACTGGAAACGTATGTTAAATGGTATTGAGATTAAACCTTGTTTATATTGTGGAAAAAATGGTAAGCAATTAATGGCTGGGTCAGTTGACGGTGAAATAGTAATGGACAGCGATGGAAATGCAATACCATATAGATCAATTCAACATACATCAATTGAATAGTTTATATAGTTCCATTTAATTTTAATAAGTATACTACACCAACAACCATTCCGCCCATAACCACGATCAAACCTAATATTAATGCACCATCCATAAATGCATCAACTCTTTGTTGTTGTTTATAAATTGTATCTTCTCTTTCTTGTTTAATTTTTCTTCTAAGTTCAATTAACTCTTTCCATGTACCAAATCCATAACGCCAGTTTAATAGTGTTTGTAATTCCAGTTCTTGTTCTTTGATTGTTTTTTCGTGGATCAATAATGCAAGAGCTTCTTCTTCAACACTACCTGCTTGAAATAATTTTTTAAATAATGGAGGTTTTTTATTATTTTGTTGAGCTTTTCTAACGTCACTTACTGCACCAAACCATTTTCCCATTTGGCCTACAACGTTTTCAAAATCTTGCCCAACGGTTACTGCTCTCTTAATTGTATTAAAAGCCGTGGTTGCTACTGTGATCGCTGTGATTGGATCTACTATTGGCCGTCTCCTTAACTAACTTATTGTATTTAATATGCATATAACCAACATTAAACCCATATTTAAACGATTTATCTTGACAATTTTGTTGACAATGCGTATACTATAGTATAAATACATAGTATTTAAAAGGAACGAAATATGACTTTTATACATTCAACCAACGAGATCAAATCAAAAGTTAAAGTAATGTTAGATAAGGTCGAGTTGCTCCAAGAAGCGGAAGTGTTAAAGGATACAGATTCTTACAAACACCTGGTAGACGATATCAGAGCTCTTGCGAGAGATATTGCTAACGATAACGTTAGTAATTTTAAATAAAGGAGAAAATATTATGTTTTCATGGATTAAAGATAGATTTGCAGAACGTACATCTTTAGATGGCGGAATGCTAATTGCAGTCGGAGTAATTGGATTATTCTTTTCAGCAATAATTCCAATGAATCTAATTTGTTGGGCCGCTATAGGTTATGGCGCCTGGACACTATTAAAGTCAGAAGGATAATAATAAATGGCCTTTAAATTAAGCAAGAGGAGTCTATCAAGACTTGACGGTGTAAACCCAAAACTAGTAAAAGTTGTTACAACGGCTATTACTATGTCTAAGATTGATTTTGGAGTAATATGCGGTCTACGAACAATAGAAGAACAACGTGAACTAGTTGCCAAAGGTGCGTCACAGACAATGAAGTCTAAGCACATTGATGGCAATGCAGTTGACTTAATGGCTTATATTGGTAGTAGAGGATCATGGGAAATGAACTTATATGATGATATCGCTGATGCAATGAAAATTGCCGCAGATGAGCATAATATCCAAATCAGATGGGGTGCCGCATGGCATATAACCGATTTGCGTGAATGGGATAGTTCAATGCAGGATGCAATGAATGAATATATTGATCTTAGACGAAGTCAAGGTCGTAGACCATTCATTGATGGACCGCATTTTGAACTAATGTAGGATTTTGACTAAAGCAATTCACAGCACTAGTTGGTGTCCTATACCGTTTAATGCTATTTCGTTTCACCCAACTGGTTCGTTGACTCGTTGTATGATGAGTGATGTTCCAATGGGTGAAACTTTTGACAGTCCTCAGATGCAGAAATTGCGTCAGGATATGTTAGATGGCACCTGGGATAAAGAAGGGTGCATGACTTGTTGGAAAAAAGAACAACAAGGAAATATAAGTCAAAGACAAAAATGGTTACAACGTAACCCACAAGATTTTAAAAACACAGATGGATTTATAAATCCAAAAACAACAGGCAATCCTGTTAATCACCTTTTTATTAATTACAGTAATATTTGTAATTTTAAATGTAGAATGTGTGGACCAAATTATAGCAACAGTTTGATTCCAGAACATAAGCATCTTCATTCATTGGGATTAGGTAAAAAAGTAAAAACAGAAACTATTAAAAATAGAAATTTTATTAATACGTATCTAAGACAGAAACCTGAAAGTTTAAAAGATGTAACAAGTATATGGATAACAGGTGGCGAACCTCTTATGGACAATAACTGTTATGACTTAATTGATATATTAGCTGAACATGGTAATGAATCACAAACAGATATGGTTATTACTACAAATGGTTCTAAAGTAGATTTAGACAAATTACAAAAGTTTGAGAATTTAAAATTCTTTGAATTAGATTTAAGTATTGATGCACCTAATATTATGTTTGAGTATATGCGTAGTGCAGGCATATTTACTTGGGAACAAATGAATAAGTTAATTGATGATTTAACTCATTTTAAGAAACAGAATAGCAGTTGGTTCCATATGTGTTTTAATGCTAGTATACAAGCATATAACTACGATACAGTACTTGAATTTGACTCAATATGTAGACAAGCAGGAGCATTGAATAATACTAGAATGTTAATATTTCCAGAACATTTTAGACTCAATGTATTACCTTATAAATATAGGAAAGAACAATTTGATAAAATCAAAGATTATGAAGTAATAAACGATCCAAGATTTAAAAGAACCCATTCTGATATATGTAAGAATATGCTTCAACAACAAGCATCAGATGAGGTAGTTAAAAAGTTTAAACAACAAACTATAGCACAAGATAAGTACAGAAATATGAATATAGAAAACTTTCATTCACAGTTAGCGGAGTTTATACATGAAGGATAATACCGATGGACTGTGGAGGTTTGATCCAAAAAAACACGTTATACCAGCTGATGAAATAGAAACAAAAGTCGTTGAAAATGACCAATGGAAAAATTTGCACAGTAAAAGTTGGTGTCCTATTCCATTCAATACAATAAGCTGGCATCCTAGTGGACACATATCAAGATGTATGATGAGTGACGACAATATGGGTACTCATTATGATAGTGAACATATGCAAAGATTAAGAAAAGATATGTTGGCTGGTAAATGGGATACATATGGATGCACTAGCTGTCTCAATAAAGAGAAAAAAGGTTATCGTAGTCAACGTATGAATTGGCTAAGGCATGATCATATTAAAAGGTTAGGAAATCCAGAACCGTATACTAAACCAAAATTATTAGATAATCAAATAAGTCATTTGTTTATAAACTTTTCAAATGTATGTAATTTTAAATGTAGAATGTGTAGTGCAAACTTTAGTAATAGTTTGATACCTGAAAACAAACATATGCTAGAAAAGTTTCCACTTGAATATAAAAAAGTGCCATTTCAAAATCAAAAGAACTTTAATGACATCATTGGATATTTAAAAAATAACTTAAATATACTTCCTGGTATAAAAAGTATATGGATGACAGGCGGAGAGCCTTTTATGACTGATGATCCATACAAACTTATAGACTTAATTGTAGAACACGGTAAGCCAGAAGAACTTGAAATTACTATTACAACAAATGGATCAAAAATTGATTTTGATAAACTAGGAAAGTTTAACAAAGTTAAAAAACTTACACTAGATTTAAGTATTGATGCAGTAGGACCTTTGTTTGAATATATGAGAAGTAATAAAGTTTTTACTTGGAGCCAAATGGAAGATACTTGTAGGAAATTATTTGAATATAAAAAATTAAACAAAGAGTGGTTTAACTTCTTTATTAATAGCAGTTATCAAATATTTAATTATGATAACTTATTAGAATTTTATGACTTTATATACGATCATCAATGCGATAGCAATGTAAGATTGTTACTATTTCCAGAACATTTTAGAGCAGGTAATTTACCTGACAGATTTAAAGATGAAGCTAGAGCTATGTGTGATAAAATAGAATTAAGATATGGAAATAGAAATGAACATAAAATTCAAATTCTTGATGATATAAGAACTGCACTTGATGTAAAAGAACCATATTTGCAAAGAACATTAAACATAGTACCAGAACAAGATAAGTTTAGAGGGGTATACTTATATGATTATCACGAAAAACTATCTGAATTAATATATGGACCAAAACAATTATGCCTGTTTTAACAAGACCTAAAGTAAAAACATATACTATAGTATTTAATTTTGGATTACCCGGCGAGTGGTTGTCTTGGTTTATTAATCTACACAAAGGCTTCCCACGTATTGATAAGTTAACTATTAGGCAATCAGAAATAAAAGCAGGACAAGAACCTATTGCACATCAAGGAAGAGTTTGGGTACCAGAAACTAGAAAGTTTCAAAACCATCAAGGTGAGCAATGGGAAATAGAACGTACTCATTTTTATGATGCTATAGTAAAAGGTGAAGAAATGGGAGTAGGAGATTTTGACAAATTAATAATTAAAATACATCCATATCATTATCTAAATTTTATATGGGACAATTTTAAAAAGATACACAACAATGAAACTAATATAACTAATCATATTGTACTAGAAGTTGGCGATAAAGATATATTAGGTATTTTACAAGCTGATCACGAATTTAATCGTCCTAAACATAGGCCCAAATTTCAATATAGTGTAACACCCGAATGGCACGGATTACCACATCCTACAGATGGTGACCTACCTGTGTTTAAAGACTTTACTGAAGGTTTTAGACACTATAAGTCTTTATTTGAAGATAAAGGTGTACACGTGGATAGAGTGGATATATCTAAAATATTCCAACATGATAATAATGAATACTACAAGTTATTAACTATTATTGATAGCTCACCCTTAAAAAACTGGAAAACCCTAGTAAAAGAATACACGGATTTTAGGTTTGAAGGTATAAAATTTACTTGACATTGGCAACAATAAGTGTTATTATGTATTATAATTTTGTAACGGAGTAATTTTATGACTATGCACCTAGCACGTGGACTTACCACGTTGAATACTAAGAAACGTAAAGCAAAGAAGAGAAAGCCAGATTCTCATTATGTAGAAGGTTGGCGTAAGCAAAATAAGTTTTATAAACAAAGCAATATACCAATGATGACACTTACAGAGTATATTGACTATGTACATGGTGTATACAAGCCTAAGCAAGAACCTCGTGCAGTACAGACTCCTTGGCACTATTCAGGTCCACAAGTACGTGAGACAGAACACGTACCAAGTCTTAATTCAAAAAGTGGAATGGGTACTGCTACTAAAAAGCCGTCTATGCAATACACAGGAGAACGTAGACTTGTTGGTATTGCTATGATGCACAAAAGTAACCTAGTACCTGTTTTTGCAGATGATGACGATAAAACAGGATCAAAACAAGCCACTGAAATAGCACAAATGCGAAGGAACTAATCGTTGGAAACTAAAGTTTGGAGTGTTACCATAAAAGGTAAAAACGATTGTGTTGCTCTTTCTGACTTTGAAGCAATGCAAGTAAAAATGAAATTTATGCCAGATATTGAAATGTATAATATGACTGAACGTCATGGATTGAAAGTTAGTCACTTGCATAAAGAACATCGTATGCAAGATGTAATGCCTGAAGGAGTTACCTGGGTTGGTGACAAACCTCCAAGTCAAACATATATTAAAGGAGTAGGTCCTGGTATGTTTGGTGGCGCCGCAAAGATGATGTGGGAATTTCAGGACCTAATGGATATGGATATTTAATATGGAAAAGATTATTTTAACTGATGTAGATGGAGTTCTACTAGATTGGGAGACTGCTTTTTATGAATGGATGAAAAATAAAGGCTATGATGCAAAGAATGAAGGCGTCTATAATATGGAAGCTGTTTTTGAAATGCGACAGGATAAAACAAAAGCATTAATAAAAGAATTTAATAATAGTGCCTGGATGGGTTATTTACAACCGTTACGAGATGCTAGAAGTGGTGTAGCTAAACTAGTAGAAGCTGGCTATACATTTTATGCTATTACCAGCATAAGTTTAGATCCTAATACAAAAAAATTAAGACAACGTAATTTAGATAATGTGTTTGGTAAAGATGTATTTACAAAATTAGTATGTTTAGATACTGGTGCTGATAAAGATGATGCATTAGAAGAATACAAAGATAGTGGATTGTTTTGGATTGAAGACAAAACAATGAATGCTAATCTTGGTGCAAGATTAGGACTTAAAAGTATAATTATTACTCATAAACACAATAGTAATGATAACGAATTAGATTCTTCTATTAAACGAGCAGGCAAGTGGACCGAAATAGTTGACATCGTTGTTAACTGTTAAAGTTCGTTATCACCATAAATTGTTAAAACTTCCGTGACTGCAATGTGTCTTTCTACATCGCTTGTAGCAAATTCTACTACACCTATTAAATCACTTTGTTTTTGTTTCAACAATTTAATAAATTCTTTAAGGCCATTGTTTTCAAAGCCTCTATCATGTTGTGCTAAATCTCCTGTTACTATAATTTTTGAATTATCACCTATACGTGTTAGCAACATCTTCATTTGACTTGGTGTTGCGTTTTGCATTTCGTCAGCAATAATCCAACTGTTTTTGAAAGTTCTTCCTCTCATATAAGCAAGTGGTGCTATTTCAATAACATTATCTTCTATCATAGACTCGATTGTCTTGGGTGACCAATATTCTTCCATAACATCAAATATAGGTCTTGTCCATGGTGCCATTTTTTCGACAAGTGTTCCAGGTAAGAATCCGTGTTGTTCATCAACGGAAACTGCTGGTCTAGTAATTACAATCTTTTCACAAGCACCATTATTGTATGCGTCGATTGCAGAAAGTACACCTAATAACGTTTTACCAGTACCTGCCGGACCCATAGAAAAAACAATATTTTTCTTATGATCATCAAGCATGGTTACATAATCTTCTTGTGCTATGTTTCGTGGAATAATCGTCACGTGTCTTTTACGTTTCTTAAATGCGTCTTTTACGTGAATTACGTTACTATTGTCGTAATGTTCTTGGTAGTGTTGTTGTTTCTTTGTTTTTCGAGCTCGTTTAGCCATATTAACTCCTGTATTCGGGATGAGGCCCAATTTGCCTGCTCATAAGTATTTAACATTGAAAATCTCTAATTAACTGAATGTTAAATAAAAGTGATAAATAATATAAAGTAAGGAATATTATGATGGATCAAAATTACATATTAGATAATTTAAAAGCTACTACAAGTAGGAATAGTGCATTAGAAACACTTATGAATTTAGAAAGTGTTATAGATCATGCCAATATATATGCCTATCCTAATTGGATAGAAGGTGAAATAGTTGAAGGACCTCATATTGATAGATATTGGGTTACAGTTACTTTAATGTATCCACATAAACTTATGCCAGATCCAGAAGGTGCTGAAAGATTATTAAAACATGGTTGCAAAGTTTACTATGCAAAAGACGAACTAGAAACTGCGGCTAAATTAAAAAGCCCAGATGATAGTGAAGGTCAAGATAATGCTAGTGAAAGACGACCAGGACAAACTAGAGCTAAGATGGTTAAAAAACCAATATGGTTAGTTACTATAGTAGTACCAAGAAAATTTATGGACGACATCGAAGCAAGTAAATTGAGAATAGAAGACCAAGCTATTAACAGTGACGCAGTAGAACAAGCGAATGTTGATGCTATGGCACAGCCTGAAGGTGGCGAATAATGAGCATTCAAAATAACGATTTAGAAGATTTAGTTTCTAGCATATTCAGTATAGATCAATATAAAAGTAAAATTGGTAAAGATGAAAATGTAGTAGTGGTTGCATTTGATATAAAAGATAGCGACCCTGCAAAAGATTTAAGCCAATTTATTGAAACTGGACATGAATGTATTGATGTTGATGTTTCACCTGGACCTACTAAAGAAGGTTCTTATAAGGTATTTGTTGAATTAGAAAGAAATAGTAAATTATTTGACTCAGTTGATAAAATATTAAAAGACGTATCAAGAGCTGATAATTTAGCAAAAGATTTTAGATTTAAAGCATATAAGAGTGGTGATGTTCCTAAGGCGTGGAGCAAAGATAACTTTGACAGGTTTGTAATTTCAAGCAGTTACGATTATCTATTAGCAAATAATTCAGAAGCTAAAAACATCACAGAAAGACTAAAATTTTTAAATAAATATTAGCACATGGCAAAACAAGAGTCAATTAAATTTTCTGGTTGTGTGTTAGACTCGTTACCCGGTTCATTTTTTAAAGTGAAACTAGAAAACGGCCACAACGTAACAGGTGTTATTAGTGGTAAAATCAGAAAAAATAATATCAAAATTTTGCCTGGCGATAAGGTTGACATAGAAATGTCACCGTATGATCTTAGTAAAGGTCGTATAGTTTTTAGGTATAAATAAAATTATGTTTGGAATATTTGGAAGACTTAAAGTTTATTTTATAATGTTTGCGGCATTTGCATTATTTGCCGGAGTGGCTTATTGGTATTATCAAAATACACAAAAGCAGATTATAGCATATGCTAAAAATCAAGCAACATTAGAAACTACTGTAGAACTGCAAAAGCAAACTACATTGGCTTTACAAAAAGACCTAAAGAAAGCAAATGATGCATTAGTAACACTAACTGACGAATTTGCTGAAAGTAGAAAAAACGTTAAAGAACTAGAAACAATCTTTAATCAATCTAAAGATGGAACTAAAAGAGACTTTGGTGAAGAATCAATTAAGAACCCTGACTATGTTGAGGGCGAAATTAATAAAGGTTCAAATCAGGTTTTCAGATGTTTTGAATTATTAAGTGGGCAGAAGCCTATGGAAGGTGATAAAAATGAAGAACAGTATATTAATTGTATTAATGGCACTACTAGCTCTAACGGGTTGCAGTAGTCTTAAAGTACCACAAATACTAAAAGTTGAAACAGCACCAATAGAAAAACATTCTTTAAAACTACCTAAGGTTGATCAATATGATGCAAGACCTTTGGAGTGGATAGTTCTTACTCCCGAAAACGTAGAAGAAGTATTTGCAAAACTAAAAGATAGCAATACTGACCTCGTACTTTTTGCTGTAACAGATGATGGATACCAAAACTTATCGCTTAATATGGCTGATATAATTAAATTGGTAAAACAACAAAAATCCATTATAGCGGCTTACGAAAAGTACTTGGACAATGAAGAAGCTCAATAATCCTTGGTATATTCTTGGCGTTGAACCTAACGCATCGTTAACTGCGATAAAAAAAGCATATAAAAGATTAGCAATTAGAATGCATCCAGATAAAGGCGGCTCTGTAGCTGATTGGTTACACGTAAGCCAAGCATATGAGAAAATTATCAAAGGTGATCTTGTTCCTGTTGTTAAAGGTAAAGATGTAAAGTATGTTGATATATACTTAACTATAGCACAACAGATAAAAGGTTTTCAAGGCTTTGTAGTAATAGATGAAGCAAAAGAATTATATTTAAAAGTAAAAATACCAGCAGGTGCGTTAAGAAATGACAAATTTAAGGTGATGCACAACACCAAAAAATATATTATAAATATTAAAGAAAAAGCAGATAAAGTCTTTACAAGACAGGGAAATAATGTTATAGTATACAAGAAATTAGATATAGTAGACATAATGAAACAAAAACCATTTGTCATTATATCTCCTTTAGGTGAATATATCGAAGTTCAAATTCCACCAAAAACAGATTCTGGAAGTATAATTGTTGTCAAAGAACAAGGACTATATAACAGACGAACAAAGAAAAGAGGAAACTTGAGAATTAATGTAAAGGTAAATATTCCTACAGTGAACAAAGATAATGTTAATGAAATTATTAAAAGATTAAAAGATGACTGATATAGAAAGAATTGTTATAACTGCTATTAACCTAGCAAAGAAATTTAGACACGAGTACGTTACTATTGAACATTTAGCGGCTGTAATACTTGATGACCCAGAAGTACAGGCTATGTGCTACGAAGTTCAAGCAGATCACGAACAGTTACAAATTTCATTAGTAAACTATTTAGAACACGAATGTAAAGAATTAATTAAAAGTAAAAAAGAAGAACCTAATCCATTTAAGACTCAAATGTTAGAAAGAGTTTTTAACAGAGCATTAACTCAAGCATTGTTCCAAGGTAAAAAAGCAATAAACCAGTTAGATCTAGTATTAAGTATACTAGGTGAAGAACATAGTGTTGCCGCAACATATGCAGACCAATGTGGACTTAATAAAAATAAAGTTATGGCTTGGATGCAAGATACAGCTCAAGCACAAATTGATACAATATTTACAGCCATGCCTCCAGGAATGGATCCTTATGGACAACAAGGACCACAAACTCCACTTGCAGTATTAGGTCAATTTTGTAATAACTTAAATGAAGCAAGTCAAGACTTTGATGATGTAATTGGACGTAGAGAAGTTTTAAGAGACTTGGTTCAAACTGTAGCACGTAAGAAAAAATCAAATGCAATATTAACAGGTGGTAGTGGAGTAGGTAAAACAGCTATTGTTCAAGGATTAGCAAAATTAATCGTAGAAGGTAAAGTTCCAGAAGTTATAAAAGGTAAAACAGTATGGGAACTGGATATGACGAAACTAGTAGCTGGTACAAAATACAGAGGTGACTTTGAAGAACGTATGAAGCAACTAGGTGAAGCATTACAAAAGCAACCAGACATTATTTTATTCATAGATGAAATACATCAAATTATTGGAGCAGGTAGTACCAACGCATCAATGGATGCAGGTAATATGTTAAAGCCAGCATTAGCAAGTGGTAAACTAAAAGTTATTGGTGCTACAACTGATGAAGAATATAGAAGAGTATTTGAAAAAGAAACAGCACTAGCACGTAGATTTACAAAAGTATCTGTAGACGAACCTAGTGTAAAAGATGCTAAAGAAGTATTAACAAATACTATAGTTTCTTATGAAGCATATCATGATGTAGAAATTACAGATGAGGCTTGTGAACTAGCAGTTGATTTAAGCCATCAGTATATGTTTAATAAAAAATTACCAGATAAAGCATTTGACATTGTTGATAGAGCCTGTGCATATAATAAAATATTACCAGTAAAAGATCGAGTAAAGATTATTGGTATAGATGAAATTAGAGCAGAAGTTTCTAAACTAACTACAATACCTGAAGAACATTTAGGACTTACAAAAGATAAAGAAATTTCTAAAAAGCATAGTGAAGTAAGAGCATTTTTAGAAAAAACTGTATTTGGACAACAAGCGGCAATTGATCGTGTAGTTGATAGTATTACAGTTAGTATGGCAGGATTAAAAGATCCTGTTAAACCTATTGCAAGTTATTTGTTTAGTGGACCAACTGGTGTTGGTAAAACAGAATTAGCAAAAAGATTATCACAAGCAATGACTATGAAACTAGTACGTTATGATATGGCAGAATATCAAGAACGTCATACAGTATCAAAACTTATTGGATCACCTCCTGGATATGTAGGGTTTGGAGACGGGAAAGCAGGTGATGGTTTACTAATTACACAACTAGAAGATAATCCAAATTGTGTATTATTATTAGACGAAGTAGAAAAAGCACACCCAGACTTAATGAGTGTATTGTTAAGTTTATTAGACGAAGGTACAATTACAAGTAGTACTGGTAAAATGGTAAATGCAAAAAATGCAATAATTATTATGACCAGTAACTTAGGTGCCAGAGATGCGTCAATTAAAAGTATAGGTTTCAATGAAGAAACTTATAATCACAAAGCCGTAGATGAAGCAATAAACAATTACTTCTCGCCTGAATTTCGTAATAGGCTTGATGGTATAGTAAAATTTAATTCATTATCACGTGAGAACATGAATAGTATTGTTATCAAGTTTTTAAATGAATTAGAAAGTTATGTAGCTCAAAGAAATATAGATATTTCTTGGGGTCCTGCATTACAAACTATGCTAGAAGATAAAGGGTATGATCCTCAAATGGGAGCAAGACCTTTAGCAAGACTAATTAACGAAAAAGTAAAACTTCCATTAGCTAAATACTTACTAGATATAGATAGTAAGAAAAAGCTCAACTTAAAAGTTGAATGGAAAAAGGACGAGTTAGTGATTAATGGAAAATAAACCAACATTAAAATTATTTTATGGATTATATGATACTTGTATAAAGTTAGAATCTATTCCACTTGGTTACGAATTCAGTTACAATAAATTTACAAAAGATGCTCACTTTCCAGGTTGGAGAGGAGTAAAGCATATCAATAGAAGTAAATCAACATATAATTGTCTAGTATATACTTCAAGTAAACATATTATTAACGATATATTAAAAAATGACTTTCTAAAAAGTAAAATAATATCTATACAACAACCAATAAACAATAAGCATAAACAACTATTAAAAGAGAATGATAGAAAGATTATATTAAGAGAAGCTCTGTGGTTTGGCAAATATAAGCACAGAGTACAATGTAGTCATAATTGGGATCGTCCAATTACAAAAGAAGAAAGTCATGAAATAGTACGTTGGATATATAGTAATTTTAAAAAAGCTGAATGTAGAATAGTTAATACTATGGGAGCTTATTTAGGTTATCATAGAAAAAGTCAGCGATTAGCACCTATTCCTACAGTTTTTACTACTAACGAAGAGACTATAATGTTGTTTAAATTAGCATTTAGTGACCGTTTAATTATGAATATAGAGACAATCATTCAGGTAAACGATATAGATTAGATAAATACTTGTAGATACAGGAGAACATAAATGGCTAGTTCCATAATTTTATTAACAAATAAGAACGAATTATCATACACAAGTAACGCCGTAAAAGGTGACGGTTACTATGGCTTTAGTGATGGTTTACATACTATGAGTTTTCACGTAGTAAACTTTACTGGTAGAATACATCTAGAAGCTACTATTGTAGAAAATCCTACAGACGACGATTGGTTTCCAATTGAACTAGATCAAAATGCTCCTTACTATTCGTTCACTGCCGAAACTGCAACAAAAGGTATTAGTTTTGAAGGAAACTTTGTATATTTAAGAGTCAAAGTAGACAGAACATATCTAGGTGCAAGTTCATATGATCCTGCATTACATGGTGCCGTTGATAAAGTAGTGATATTACTATAGGAGAAATAACACTTGGCTATTAAAGCATTCAGCGGAGGTATTCAAAATCAACCATTACCGGAGATTAATTTATTTAATGTCCAAGATGGCGATATCCTTGTCTATAAAACAGCTAACAAAGCATTTGAAAATACAGTAGGTAGTTTTACTACACTTGATCAGGTTAATGCATTAATAGCTAACATTAGCAGTGGCGGAACTTTAAATTTAAGCAATTATGCTACTACGACTGCTCTTAACACAGAAGTCACGAATTTGACGGCTTTACTTAACTCTAAGACCGATGAAGCTTATGTAGATGCAAAGATTGCCGCACTTCCAAGTCCTGTAGACTTATCAAATTATATAGATACTGCAACATTTAATGGTGCATTATCAAACTATGATACAAGCACAGTAATTGATGGAAAAATTAATACGGCTGTAGCAAACGCCACATTCTTTGATGGCGATTATAATAATCTTTTTAACACACCTACTATTCCAAGTTTAACTGGATATGCTACACAATTATGGGTACAACAACAAATTAATGCTATACCCGGTGGCGGAGGTAGTGCAACAACACTCAGTGGATTAACTGATGTAAATACAAATGGTGCAACATCAGGACAAGTATTAAAATATGATGGTAATTCGTGGGCACCAGCAGATGATGCAACAAGTGGAGGCGGTGGAACAGACGCAGATACATTAGATGGATTTGATAGTTCATATTATTTAGATTATAATAATTTTAACAACACTCCAACTATACCTACACCATTTAGTGGTGACTATAATGATTTAACAAACAAGCCAACTATACCTACACCATTTAGTGGTGACTATGCAGACTTAACAAACAAGCCAACTTTATTTGATGGAGCATATGCTTCTTTAAGTGGAGCACCAACTGTTCCAACAGATTTAAGTCAATTAACAGATACAAACAATTTACTATCAGGTGCGGCTTATACAGATACTAGTGTAGATACTCATCTTAATAAAGCATCAGCGGCATCAGGCCAAGTATTGGGTTGGGATGGTTCAGATTATGTATGGGTTAGCAATGCAGGAGGTGGCGGTGGTGCTACTTCTTTAGGCGGACTAACAGATGTAAGTAATACTGCTCCATCAACAGGAATGATTTTAAAATGGAACGGTAGTGAATGGGCACCAGCTATAGATGCAACTACAGGTGTTAGTGGAAGTAATTATGCAACAGAAGCATATGTAGATCAAAAATTAACAGAACGTGGACCACACTTCAGTGGTGACTATAATGATTTAACAAACACACCAGTTTTATTCTCAGGTGACTATACTGACTTACTTAATAAACCAGCAGGAAATGCAGATTTAAGTTTACAACTTGTTGGTACTGATTTACAATTATTAAATGTAGAACCCGACCCAGATACAATTATTAGTTCAGTAAGTTTATCTTCATTGGGTGCGGCAATAGGTTCTAGTATTGATTATGCAGACTTACAAAACTTACCTAATTTGTTTAGTGGTGATTATAATGATTTAGTTAATAGACCAAATTTATTCTCAGGTGATTACAATGATTTAGCTAATAAACCTTACATTCCAAGTATTGCAGGATTAGCATCTACTAATTATGTTGATGCGGCAGTTACTGGTGCAACTACTGGAGATAAAATATTTGAAGCTAACGTAAGTCAAGTAGCAAAAGTTTCTAATGTTGTTGCGGCATCACATGATAATTTTATTATATCAGTTACAACAACAGATGCAACAGTAACTGAAGTATTATTAATGAGTGGTAATAGAATAGAAATTGAAGATAACAGTACAGTTATGTATGATATTCATGTTGTAGGTGCAGATAGTACAGAACATCATGGTGTAAAAATTAAAGGAATTATCGATAGAACTAGTGGAACTACCGCATTAGTAGGATCTCCTGCTAAAGAAGTACTAGTAGAGAACGATGATGGGTGGAATGCAGACGTTATTGCAGACACCGTAAACGGTAGTTTAAAGATTACAGTTCAAGGTGAAGCAAGTAGAACCATACAATGGACTATATTTGTGGAACTAAAAACCGTAAAAAGATAGCAAAGATGATAAATAAATGTAGTAGCAAAAGCTACAGAACATTAAATATACATTTTGAGGAGAAATTAAAATGGCAACAAGAAATCCAGCAAACGTAATTGAGTTCGGTAAAGTTAACTTTGGCGCACCTATTACAGTATTCGCAGTAGCATCTGCAACAGGTATTGATGCACAAGTAGCACCAGGTGAAGATCTAGAAAAATTCATCGAAGCAGTACAAGCAAAAGGTACAGTTATCGGTCTAGGAGCTGAATCAGGTGGAGCATTCAACTGTTACGTTGAAAACTCATCTTGGGACGCGGCTGACTTAGAAACAGCAGTTCAAGCATTAGGCGGAACTCTAGCTTCAGCAACAGTAGCAGACGCAGGTCTATAATATTTAAATTATAGATATTAAAACAATTCAAAAGCCCAGTATACTTAATTGTGTACTGGGCTTTTTCTTGATAAATACATTTACATACAATTAGGAGTTACAAAATGACGACAGATATAAACAATGATGGTAAAGTTTCAAGATGGGAAGCATTTCCTTATTGGTTTGATAAATTGCGTATTTTCCCACGTGCATTTATTAGTATGTACATTTACCTATTATACAGAGTAGTAGAATGGTTTATGGCAATACCAGAACCAAGTATGCCACAAGCTGGTTTAGTAAGTGTTGTAGTTGGTGCCGGTGCGGCATGGTTTGGATTATACGTAAATAGTACAAGCGAAAATCCAGGACAGATTGTAGTACAAACAACTGCAAGTCCTACTTCAACAAGCGGATCTTCATATTCAGGATCAGCCTCAGCTGAAGCAGATTACGATGCGAGAAAATATTAATGTATCAACATCATATCATATTAAAAACAAAAGAACAACTGAGCCCAGAACTTGTAGCTGATTGGTTAAAAACAGTAAAAGAATTTGGGCCAGATGATATAGCATTTGCATATCAACATGGTGATCATGAAGTACATATGGAATATGGAACAAATGACGAAAGCCCATTACCACATAGTTATGTAGTTCCACTAAAACGAGACATGACAGCAGATGAAACATTTGTTGTTGTTTCTGCTTGGGAATACAAATATATGCCAGACTTCAATATAGAAATTTCTAATATGTATGATACAATGCAAGACTTTGAAATAGACATTGATGAAGATGTTAAACAAAAAGCAACACTAGATCTTAACAAGTGGCATCATAATAGATGGCGTGACGAAATGTTAAAAGAAGGTTGGCATTATGGATTGTACTTTAGTTCAAAGAACAAAAGTCACCCTGCATTAAAAGATTGGGATTCATTACCAGAGAGTCATAGAAGAAGTCCACAGTTTGATAACAAAGAGATATTTGAATGGTTGCGTAAAAACGGCGTAGCATAAAATGATTTCTAAAAACGACTTTGTCGTTCTTACAGAAGACGGCAACCTTAAATCAACACAAACTCATTTCCTTATTAAAAATAACCTAACAGATTTTATAAGATGGGATTGTGAAGTATTTTCACATACAAAAAATATTAATTCACAAACTGGTAAAACAGGGTATACAGCCTGTGGTAATAAATCTACAACTTGTAATGTAGGAATATGTTCATGTCCTACTGATATATATTTGCCTAAAGGTTTAAACGAACATTGGCTTTTTTTATTAAGAGAAAAAGTTAGAAAATTATCAAATAAAGATATACTAGAAACCTATCAATTACATCATGGAAAAATTGTTGCCTGTGGACAACTAGGATTATTAGTCAATACAAAATTTGTAGTAGATTGGAATTTGTTAAGAAGATGTAATTTTTCTTGTACCTATTGTGCTCCAGATATACACAGTTACACCAGTAAGTTTCCATCTTGGGAACAAATACAACAAGAGTTTAATGATATAAAAATACCAACAGGTAAAGAAGTTTATTTTAACCTAAATGGTGGCGAACCAACAATACATCCTCATATATTAGACATAGTAAAAATGTGTAATAATGTAGGACACGTAGAATTATTATCAAATGGAACTGCTTCAATTACAATGTATAATACTTTACTTGATTATGCTAAAATTAATATAAGTTTACATCATGAATTAATCAATGAGAAACATATGAAAAAATTTGTTAAAATAGCAGAGCTAAACAAGGGTGAATTAGTGTTTAAATATTTTAATACATTTGACGAAGAAAAATACAAAGAATACTTGGATAAATTATCAACATTTAACCATGTATCAATTATTACCAATAAACGTATTATCCAACGTGGCGAAAGAGATGAAGCTAAATCTTGGGCAACGTAGGTTGACTTCCTTTACATAATCTGTTATAATAAATTCAACAAAGGAGCAATAATGACTAAAACAATAATATCAATAATAGTCCTAGCATTCTTAGTAGGTTGTAGTGCAATACCAGAAAACCCTAGAGTTTCGTTTGGTAAAAAATGTTCAACAACTGTAGAAAATCAGGTTGCATATTCTTACGTATGGTTGTACAATAAAGAATCAGGACTTGAAGCAGATAAAGAAACTTGTAAAAAATTAGAAAATTAATAATAGGAATAATATATGTCTTTAGGTAAAGTAGGCTTTGCTTGTAAATATTTACACCACGATCAAACTCAGAAGAAAAAAATCCTAGAAGAACTACAAAGGCCACTTACTGAAAAATGTACAACAGTGGCATGGTTGAATAGACAGCATAAAGATGTAGCTGAACAAAGACTATGGGACATTATGGTTCACAATAGTCAAGCAGTATACAACCTAATAGAATATGTTGGTAGCTTACCAGAACAACAACGAATGGTTAGACTTGGCAGTAATCAACTGCCTTGTGCTACCCAAGAAGATTGGCGATATTTTTGGAAGAGAACTGACGTTGTTGATTATGCGGCTAAGTACTATAGTAGAGCAGGTGAACTTGCAAGACAACTAGGTGTACGTGTTAGTATGCATCCTGGTCAGTTTACAGTACTAGCAAGTGATAATCCTGAAATTGTAGAACGTAGTATAGAGGAGTTTGAATATCATGCGAATATCATCAGGTGGATGGGCTACGGTAAGAGTTGGCAAGACTTCAAGTGTAACGTCCACATCTCCGGTCGTCAAGGTCCAGCCGGTATTAAAGCCGTCCTTCCAAGATTGTCTACAGAAGCAAGAAACTGTATTACTATTGAAAACGACGAAAACTCGTGGGGTCTCGATGCCTCACTTGAACTTGAGAAGGAGGTAGCATTAGTTGTCGACATACACCACCACTGGGTTCATAGTGCCGGAGAATATATTACTCCAAGCGATGACAGAATTAAACGTGTTATTGATAGCTGGCGGGGTGTTAGGCCTGCTATGCATTATAGTGTTAGCCGTGAAGATTATATCGGCACGGATAGACCAGGACATAAACCAGACTTTCAAGCCCTTATTGGGCAAGGATACAAAAAAGCCAAATTAAGAGCCCATAGCGACTATATGTGGAATACAGCCGTTAACGAATGGGCTGGAACATTCCGTAAAGACTTTGATATCATGGTAGAAGCTAAAATGAAGAATTTAGCTAGTATACCATTTGAGGAGCAAACAGCTCTTATTTGATAAATACTACAAATAGGAGACATACAATGAATGAAATTCAAAGATTAAAAGAGCTTTCAGGTATTATAAATGAAGCCCCTAAACCCATCGCAAAAATAAGTCAAGATGAGTTTATTGGCTGGAAATACTCAGATCGTGATGATTTAATAAGTCTAGGACATACTGTAACAGATTCATTAAAAGTAGATGGTACATATACCCATGATTTAAACAAAGAATGGGAACAAACTGGTTATATACATTTAGCTATGATACAAAATTGGGACGAAATTAAAGCACAGATTCCAAATGAAGATTTAGAACAGATTTTAGCAGACGAAGAAATTGAGTCACCAGCAACATGGTTAGACGTAGATTGGATATAATATGAAATTTAATGATATAGATCAAATACCAGAAGCAGGCGATATAGTAGGTTTAGAATTTGGCGATGTAATGATTGAATCTAAATTTGTAGAATATTTAGATGATGGTATTGTAGTAGAAATGGCTCCTAAAGGCGAACAACTATTAAAAGAATTCTTACCTCTTATACCTGCGGCAGTATGGGCAGGCGGTGCGGCTTGGAGTGCATATGATGCATGGCAGGCAAAGAAAGCATACGACAGAGGTGAAATCACAAAAGGTCAATTAGCAGGAAAAATTGGTACTGATGCGGCACTTACAATTATAGGTGGTGGTATAGCAAAAGGTGCAGTAAAAGCAACCAAAGCAGTAGCAAAAATGTTTAAGAAAAAACCAGATGTAAAAATTGATACGCCAGATGTAAAAATTGATACACCAGCAGTAAAAGCAAAAGTTGATACACCAGCAGTAAAAGCAAAAGTTGATACACCAGCAGTTACAGTACCTAACACAGTAGCTAATAAATCTTTAACTAAAACACAACGTGATGCATTTTCTGGAACAGGTGGAGCAGTAGCAGGTAAGACAACTAGTAAAGTAGTTAAAAAGAAAGCTGATGATATTAAAAAGAAAACTCCAGTAAAGAAAAAGAAAAAATTTGGTAAAGGTTTAGGCGGTAGTGGTTTACCTAATCAAACTATAGATACTAATTTAGCAGGTGTAACGCAGAAATATGGATTTGGTGGATTAAATGCTTCTGTACAATACGAAGATAAAGATGAGCCATCATTAAAAGGCTTTGATGCAAAAACACAAGCAGAAATAGTAAAATTAAAAGCACGTTATCCACAAGCTGAAAATTTATTATCAGCATTACTAGCAGATGTTGCGGCATCTAAATCAAGTGGACAAAATACTGATCACAGACAAGATATTAAATTTAAAGATTTAGAAAAACGTTTATATGATTTAGAACAAAAACTAAATTCAAAAGTTACTGAAGAACTTACTGAAGCGGAATATCAAGGACGAAAAGTTAAACTAGGCAAACCAATGCGTGGTGATGTTAAAAAGTTTAAAGTATATGTCAAGGACCCTAAGACTGGAAACGTTAAGAAAGTTAACTTTGGACACGGCGGAACAAGTGCTAAATCAAAAGGTGAAAAGACTATGAAAATTAAAAAGTCTAACCCAGCAAGACGTAAAAGTTTTAGAGCAAGACACAACTGTGATAATCCAGGACCACGTACAAAAGCACGTTACTGGTCATGTAGAGCTTGGTAGTTATGGATATTGAAAGACTAAGAGTATTAGCAGGAGTAAACAAATCTGTTGCTGAATCTCCTGAAGGATCTAACATAAGTATTATTGGATCTGAAAAAGCAAAAATTCAAAGAGAACGTAAGATTAAACCAGGAACAGACGAATGGTTTAAATTGTGGTTTTCAAGACCACATCTTACTGGTGAAAAGCCAACAAAATAGGAGACAGCATAATGGGTACCGAAGCCCTTTTACTTTTTGCACTGATGTGTAAACACGCAATTTGTGATTTAGCAATTCAGTCATTTAGAACACCAACCGACAAATTTAAATACCTCAATAAAGGTTTGCATATACATTCATTAGATCACGGAATAGGTGCGTTCATTGTACTACTATTCTTTATAAACCCGTTGTACGCCGCTGTATTTGCGTTTATTGACTATATTTTCCATTGGCATATTGACTTTATTAAAACAAATATTACTAGAAAATATGGTTGGTATAAAGAAGGCAAGGCTTTTTGGAGATTACAAACTTTAGATCAAATGGCTCACTATGCGACATATGCTCTAATAGTGTATTTGATATTTAAATGCTCGTTATGTGTAATTAGATAAATACAGTTATGCGTATAAACGAAGTAGATAGAGAATTAACTCAAACCGAACTAGATCAGCTCGAAACCTTTGCAGATAGATTATTTGCAAAAGTTGGTATTGATGTAGAATTTACACGACATTTTTTAGATAGAGTAAATGATGAACGTAATGTAAAACAGATTACGGCAAGTGAGCTGACTCGTTTATTCAAACAAGAATATAAAAAATGGGGCAAAGATATTGTCAAACTTGGCCCAGATGCTGAAGCAGTACTAAAAGATTTAGCAACAGACGTAAACATACCATTTGCTTTACGTTGGGACAATGCAAACAACGAACTAGATCTAATTGCTAAAACTGTAATGCGTAAACAAGATTTTAAAACCAGCAATCGAGAGTTTGCTATAGAGGAAGTTGTTCCTATGCTTTACCATGCAACATACAGACCTTTCCTAGAAAGTATTATGAAGAATGGTTTAGGCGGTAGTGGAGCTCAAACGCAATGGGAAGATAGTAAGCCGGGTTATGTATACCTTGCTAAAGATCCAGAGATTGCTAGTAGCCATGCAGAAGCAAATGAAGAAGTACCAGATGAATACATTGACGACATTGTTGTGTTGAGTATAGATGCTAGTCAACTAGACCAGGATAACCTAGAAAATGATCCAAATGTACAAGATGATGATAGTACACTAGCATACAAAGGCATAATACCAACCAGTGCATTTAGTATACAAGAATCATATAAATTAAGCAATACACAAAGTAAATTAGTATTTGAATCTATACAACAACTTAACGAAGCAGGACCAGCCGCAATAGCAGTACCAGCTGGTATAGTAGCATGGCAGGCTTATTCAGCCTACAGATATTCAAAAGCGGCATGGTGGGTAGCTCAAGGCGCTTATGCAACAGCAACAACAGCCGCGGCATATATTGTTGCTAATGAAGCTGACTTTAGTTGGCTTGAGAGAAAAATGGCGGCATCAGCTTTATTAGCCTATGAACTATGGGATAAAGTTAGAGGTGTAGAAGATTTAAGTAATGAGATAGTAAGTGATACTAATGATAAATTAAATTCAGAGCTAGTAGCAGGTACTGAAGTATTAACCAAACAAGCACTCGAAACTAATAGTATAAGTGCAGAAACAGCAGAAATTATTGCTCAAACTAATGCGGCGGCAGATAAAATGAATCAGCAAATTGCTGATGGTGTTGATCCAGAAACTATTGCTAAAGATTATGTAGCTTCTTTAGTTACAAATAAAGCGGCAGAAGAAACTGTTAAACAAATAGCAGTAGTAAGTCCAGAAGTAGTATCAGCAATACAGACAGAGTTAGAAAATAATTATCAAGATGCAAGTGGGCAACGAGCATCAGAAATTGCCGCACAACAAAAAGCAGTAGAATTAGCACAAGCAAAAGCAGATGCACAGACAAAAGCAAGTGATGCTAATCTAATAGCATTGGCAAATAACGTAGCAAAAGCACAAGCAGATGCTAAAGCAACAGAATTAAGTGATAAAAAATTAATAGCACTTGGGCAAACAGTAGCCCAAGCAAATGCAGATGATAGAGCAACTAAAGCAAGTGATGAAAAGTTAATAGCACTTGGTAATGCAGTAGCCCAACAACAAGCAAGTGATGCACAAACAAAAGCAAGTGATGACAAATTAATAGCACTTGCTAACAAAGTAGCGGCCACACAAGCACAACAAGCTAATGACAAATACCAAAATGATAAAATAGATGATATAGCAACCAAGTCAGATGCGGCGGCTAAAGCAGATGCACAGACAAAAGCAAGTGATGCTAATCTAATAGCAAAAGGTCAAGCATATGCACAAGCACAGGCAGATGCACAAGCAAAAGCAGATGCGGCGGCTAATGACAAATATCAAAATGATAAAATAAACAATATAGCAACCACATCAGATAATAATTTTGTCCGAGATTTAGAAAAAAATCCTTTACCAGTAGCTGACTTTACGCCAAAAGATATTACAACTACTGGAGATACAACAGTAAAAGAACCAATTA